TCTTTAACGGCATAAAGCCAGGAAGTACGTGGGATAATTCAATACCATGAGCAGCTGATTTGAATTGTATGAAAGCTTTCATTGTATTAATCCTATATGAAGTAAGGAAGTACCATCAATCCATTCAGATAACTGAAAGCTATTAATGGTACTAAGGGGTTAAGGGTTAAGCTTATGCGGTAATCGTTGCTAGTTCGAGAGAGTTAGTAGGAGATAGAGAGGCAGTGATTACCTCGCCTTCTAATTCCACTATCGACCTCTCTTCATTCAATTCATCCTCCAATTGCCGGAGGACTGGACGCTGGTCAGGATGTGAGGCATAAAACTCTTCAAGAAAGTCTTTGGTCTTACCAGAACCAGCTAATTGCCGGATTCTTGACACCATGTTAGACACATGCAAAGCTAAAGCGTCCTCGCTAATCTTACCAGCCGCCAATGCTCTAGCAAGTTGAGTCTCAGCCGAGGATGTAACCTTATCTAAGTCATCCGCAATCTTTAGTTCCTTCATTACTACCGGAGCTATTATCCAGAATCTTAATCCGTCCTCCTTACATCTATCAAGATGCTTTCGGTCGTATGTAAACTCTACACCGTGTTTAGAAGAGTCACGGTTCAACTTACATGCCCATACGTTATCTTTAACAGTACACGACACTCCAGCGACTTCCGTTAACCAGTAGCCGATAGACTCGACCCTGAATGATCCTTTATGGGATGTAATACTATTCATTACACTGGTTACTACCGATAAGTCAGAGCGGTTCTTGAAAGTGTAAAGAACTACATCAATCAATAGATTGTGAGCGTTACCTTGTACCGTACCGATTTGTTTTAAGAGAACACCGAGTTTGGACATTATATTGTTCCTCTCAGTTTCTCTTTGTTTTTGTGTGTATTCAGCCATTGTATTCACCTATCTAATTAAGTTTATGGGATAGTGCTTATAAATTACATTTATGCACTAGTATTCCAGCTAATAAGTTAGAACTTAAAGTAGCTGGAATAATGGTGGATAATTAAGTAATATTATGTTTTATACACAGTTCATTCGTTATCACTGTATAGTCCCATAGGTCTACATCTAAAGATTTTCTACACTCCTCGCCGATTCTGCGAAGTTTCTTGTATTTTCTTCTAAGCTTTTTCATTCCGTAGAAGTGCGGAAAAGCACCTAAGTCTCTTAATCTAACAAACAATAATTCAGCCTTTATTATTTTCTTCTCGATTGATGGATTCATAATTGAGTCTATAGATTTTAAGTGAACAAAAGTACCCCTAGTCCAATGAAGGACTAAGGGTGTGGAGTTTGCCTTTAGGAGGCTGAAGAGAGTAGACTAAACTACTTGTGTATAAATCCAAGCCTGGAGTTTTACATCAAAAACAGTATGGACTTTAGTACCGAAGCGATTGGTAGTATTGCCCGTCATCATACCTGACTTATGTTTATAGACATTCTTTACAATTTTGTCTTTAGACATGTTCCTATCTAAAGGATTAGAAGAGCATACTTTCTGCCCTATTTTATCCATTAGGCGGATAGCATCTTTAGTTCTAGCCATGATAATCACCTACAAGTTAATTGAATAAATGATAAACCCTTATTAATGTAATAAAGGCTTATTAGTTATCCAGGGTAATAAGCCAATTCTCATTACCCTAACCATGTTTTATACAAACATAATTAGACCTTGTTTAGACTGTAGCCCTTTATTCAAGGTTTCATCCTCTTCAAATATGGCATACGTCCCCGCAGTCAGTCGGTTTTATGACGCACTTACCCATATCCACATACGCGCTATTTCAGCGTATATGCTAATCTATGCCTGTTCCTCATTCAAGCTTGGTAATTAAATTACATTACTTGAGTGCATACTCATGTCGGCACTATTAGCTTTGCTCTAAAAGCTCCAAAGGTTGCCAGCCTGCTAGGTATCACACTAGTCTACACATACTTGTGCATCGATAGAGTGGCAAAGGTTTTGCTATACCTTTTACTCTAAAGGTGTTCTGTACCAAGTGTTCTATTTGGTACGGCTAAATTCTCTCACACCCCGCTCAATTTGTCAATCCCTGCTAGGCTTATATAGTAGCGTGGGATTTAGAGCTTCCAAAGTCTCTCTTTGGAACGCTTATAGTCTCTCATATCCTGTATGGAATGTCAATAGGGGCTGAGAGAGCTTATATATAATAAGGAGTGGGATAGGAGCTATTGATATATCCCTTAGAAACACTATATCTAGTGCCTCCAGTACCATAATACTACTACATCTTGTGTTTTCTTTCTGTTCTCATTGACACAACCCTAAGTCCCATGGTACAATGTTACTGACAGAAGTAATAATACTAATAGTATAAAAAGGACTGAGAGAAACTGCTAGAACCAAGGGGGGGGTATTAGAGAAGGTTCTTTGAGTTTTATAAGGTATATGTATATGACCCTCATACCCACTACACCTACTTTCCAGAAATACAAATATAAATCGTATGACCCACATGCCCACTACACCTACTTTCCAGAAATACAAATATAAATAATATAACCCTTATTCCCATAGATCCCAATATCTCCAAACCCCCTTCCTGGGGGACTAAAAGCATTCAGAGAAAAAGGTGACCTTACAGGTCTTAACATTGAACCACACTAATAGTACTAATAGCTCTAAAAGTCTTAAAATTATAATTTTTTATCCCTTAATTCATTAATTGAACTTTTTATAATTTTATCTTGTCTAAGACCGTATGGGGGGATAGGGGGGTCTATATGTATTATATAGACTATTAATCCCTTAATGTTTAAAATATAATAAATAAGACTAAAAGAATAAACAATAAGACTTATAGGACTTATAGTCCACCTTAAGAGTCTACGACTGTTACACTAAGCAAGGTGCCTTAATGGATAAAATAAGATTTAAAGATGGTTATAAATATCAATTAAATGAAGACTACTCCATTAAGATTCCTATCTATCCCCATGAAGCTATTACTACTCCCTTCATTAATTTATATGAAGATGGAAGATTAATCATATTCAAAGGATATGCTTGGGATGGTCCTTCAGGTCCAACTATTGATACCCCTTCTTTCATGAGGGGGAGTCTAGTTCATGATGCTCTCTATCAATTAATGAGAGAGTCTCACTTAGACCATCATATTCATAGAGAAATGGCAGATAAGATTCTAGTAACTATTTGTCTAAAAGATGGTATGCTGCCCCTTAGAGCTAAAATGGTCTATCAAGCAGTAAGATTATTTGCTGATCCAGCATCTTCTCCAAATAACAATAAACAAGTAAAGGAAGCACCATAATGCCATCATCTCCAAACTATAAAAGAGATTATGCTCAGGAGTATGCTAATTATCATGCTGCCCCTTCTCAGAAAAAGAAAAGAGCAAGTAGAGGCAGGGCTAGATACTCCTTAATGAAAAAGGGGAAAGTAAGATTAGGAGATGGGTTAGATGTAGATCATGCTGATACCAACGCTAATAATAACTCTTCATCTAACCTTAGAGTAAAATCTAAAAGTGCTAACAGATCTTATCCTCGTAATAAGAGAGCTGGTAAAAAATAAATGGAAAACAATGAAGAAATATTAGAATTAAAAACTCCTAGATTAGACCCAGTAGAAAAATTGTATGTAAGAGCGTATCTTTCTAAACTATCTCACTCCTATGCTCATTCTCAAGTAGTCCCAGAGATAAAACATCCTAAAGAGGATAATCCTTATTCTCGTAGAACTAACATTCAATTCCATATTCAATCAGCACTCCAAGAAAGAACTGAAGCTCTTGAATTAAAACCTGAAATTATCATTGAGAAGATGTATAAGGAGGCTATTAGAGAAGATAGAACTTCTTCTCACTCTGCTCGAATAGCAGCTTTAACTGTCCTAGGTAAACATCTAGGAATATTTACTGATAAGAAAGAAACTGAAAATCATACATTTAACATTATCCACTATGCTCCCTCTGGGTCTAAGATCCAAGTTACTCAAGGAGATATAGATCAAATTGAAATTAAAGAAGAAGTAGAATTATCATCCTTAGATTTAGAGGATATGGTTGAAATAATTGAATATAATTAGAGGTAAACATGGCTGTTAATGCTGTAAAAATATATAGAAGTACTGATACAGGAGCACCAGTTCTCTCTGGTTCTGCTGGAGCATTGGAAGCTGTAATTAAAGCTTGTTTAATAGATGGATACAACTCTAAAACAATCACCATTACTCGTTCTGGATCTACAGCTACTGCAACATGCACTGCTCATGGATTTACTTCTGATGCCTTTCAAGCTCTAAGGATCAGTGGGGCAGATCAAACAGAGTATAATATTAATACCCCAATCTTTAATGTAACAGCTAATACCTTTGATTTCACTGTTACAGGTACTCCAGCCACTCCAGCTACTGGTACTATAACTGCTAAGGTAATGCCTAATGATATTTGGGCTAGGACTTATAGTGGTACTAATAAAGCAGTATATCGTACTGGGGATACTTCAGGAGGAAGCAGGTTTTATCATAGATTTGAAGACTCTACAACTACCTACGCTTCTCATGCTGTCTATGAGAGTATGACAGATGTAGATACTGGAATTGATGCAACTACTACCAACTATTGGCATAAATCGTCTACTGCTGATGCCACTGCTCGTCCATGGATACTCTTCACTGATGATAGAGTTATTTTATTCTTTGCTGCTTTCCACGCCTCCAATGCTAATAATTATGCTTATTATGTAGCAGGGGATGTTACGTCTGAAGTTACAGGGGATCTCTATGGAGCTATGAGTATTGCACATAACTCAACAGCCACCCCTGCTAGTCCAGGTGTTTGTTTTTCAATATGTGCTATCAACCTACCAACATATATCTCTAATACCACTACTGACTTCTCTATTTCTGGGAGATTATCTAGGGATGGCTCTGGAGTGACTAAGAATGCAGGTGTTTATCAGTGGGACCCATACTCTTTAAAGGGAGCGAGTACTTCAGTTAAAACAATAGTTGGCTCTTATTATACAACCGCTTCTTATGTTATGAGCACACCTAATAATGCTAATGGAGGTTATTACGCTACTCGTATAGGCGTTTTACAGGTTACTGGAGGTGCTGCCCCTTTATCTGTAGGAATTAGAGGATGGGTTCCTGGAGTATATGTACCTCTCCAATATAGAAGTATACCTCATACTAATACTTATGTTTCTACTTCTCCACTTACTACAGGTAGAAGGTTTTATTCTATTAATATAGGATCAGCGACAGTGACAGCTGAATTAACAGGAAGTGTTCATGTAGATATGACAGGTCCATGGAGATAGGATGACAGATTATATTAATGATCCTAGTACCACTTCTTTTATCCCATCTCAATCTACTTGGACAGGTAAGATAGTCACTAAACTAGAGGATGTTAAGTCTGGATACTCATCTGGTAATGGAGTAATAAGTGGTACTGTAACTGAACTCACAGTACCAGTTCAGAACAGGGTTGTTAATATCTATGAGATAAGATCTGGTATTCTATTACAATCAACCATCTCCGCAGCTAATGGTACTTTCTCTTTTTCTGGCCTAGATAAAAATAATAAATATTATGTTTTAGCCGTAGAAAAAGATGGTGGACCTAGTTATAATGCTGTTATCTTTGATAAGATAGTTCCAGGATAATCTATGTCATACACTCCTCCAAATTATAATGCAGTAGTATTAAATTTTAATACTAGTTATACCGCTCCATCTAGCAATGCTGTTGCACTTAATTTTGGAGATACTAATAGTTACACATTAACTATTAGTAATCAAAGTTATTCAATCTCTAATAGTTCATTAAATTTATTATTTAATCGATTAATAAGTACAACTACTAATTCATTTGTAATTACTCCAAATAATTTAAATTTATTATTTGATAGAGAGGTTTCTATAACAGCTGGTAGTTATATTATTTCAACTAATAGTATATCTTACCTTATAGATAAGGTTCTCTTAATTAACACTGGACTATTTAGCGTAGTTCCATCTGATTTATTTTTATTATATAATAATTTTTTGAGTATCTCTACTCAAAACTACTTAATTAGTACTAATACTCTAAATGAGTATTATAATAGAACATTAACTATAGATTATTCTGCTCATTCTATAAACACTAATGGAATGATTTTTCCATTAGGAAGAGATAGTTATGTTATGTCTACTCCTATAGATATAACTACTAATGAAATTATATTTTCTAGGACCTTTCAGTTGCCCATAATAACTGATAGCATGTCTATAGTTACATCTAATATAGATTTAGTCAAATATAATAAAATTAGTATAACTACTAGTCTCTATGATATAACTACAGTAGAACCTAATTATATATTAGGTAGGGCGATAGTATTAGATACTGTTAATTATGCAGTAAGTCCTACTGATATTGCTAATGTTTATAACAGATTATTTATAATAGACTTTAATAATTATATTATTGATCCTGTATCCATAGGTATAGCTTTTACTAGACCATTTTATATTCAAGATGTAGCTACTCTTAGTATAAATAATAATAAAATAAAATTATTATACTCTTATAAGATACCAACTGATATAATAGTCTTAGATTATCCTAATATTCCAATTTTTACAATAACATCTTTACCGATATTACTTAATACAGTAGAAGATAACAAAATACTATCTATATCTACTTGCAATACTGTAACGGATATAATCTCTCCTTAAAGGAAACTAATGGCAACTTTAAATAAATTTAATACCTTTGCTAAAGCAGCAGCTGAAAAAGTACATAATCTAGCTTCTGATCAGTTAAAAGTAGCTTTAACTAATTCAGCTCCAGTAGCTACAAATGCTGTATTAGCTGATATAACTGAAATAAGTTATACAAACTTATCTACTCGTAATATAACAACTACTTCCTCAACTCAGACATCTGGTGTTTATAAGTTAGTCCTGGCTGATTTAGTATTAACTGCTTCCGGTTCTGTTGGTCCATTTAGATATGCGGTAATTTATAATGATACTGCTACTAACAAAGAATTGATTGGTTGGTCAGACTATGGTTCATCTATTACTATGGCCTCTGCTGAGACATTTACATTAGATTTCGATAATGTTAACGGATTATTTACTATAACCTAATATGACTATATTATACTCTGATGATTCAGGTCAAGTTATATGGCCTGAGACGGATTTACATGACCCTGATTCTAAGAAATACTACTATATAATGTACCGACCTCCTGTTAGGTTATCATCTCAAGAGTATATAAAAGGAATTTCTATTGTTATACCTTCTACTCCTAATGGATGTATTTATGAATGTGTGAGTGGGGGTATCTCTAGTTTAACAGAGCCTACATGGGGTACTGTAGAAGGTGGTACTACAGATGATGGAGATGTGAAATGGAAATGTAAGCCTGCTAATGTTCGTTTAATGGCAGGAGATGTTATTACTACATCAACTTGGACTGGACCTAGTTGGGTAACACTTGCAAATATCGCTGATATTATAGATAACAGGATTACTAGATGTAAAGTAACGGCTATGATAGTTCCTACTGGTACTACTACACTTACTTTGACTAATCATATTACTGTAACTAGGGCTTCTGGCATAACTGAAGAATTTGATAAAAGTTTAATTATAACTATAGCGGATTTATAGTATGAATACTTCAGAAATAAACGATATATTTGTAGAACGAAGACGACATCCAATGATAACAGAAGAAGTGATTGAAGAGATAGCAGAAAGAGCTGCTGAGAAAGCAGTTATTAAAATGGAATCTAAGATGTATCAGCAAGTAGGGAAGACTTTTATAAATAGATCTTTTCAATTCTTAGGTGCATTGGTTCTTGGAGCCGCTCTTTATCTTCAAAGTAAAGGGTTCTTTAAATTATAATAATTAAATATAATTATGACTTTATTACAAAAACTAATTACTGCTGCTAATGCAGTTAAAGCTGGTGAAAGTTTACAAGATCCAGCAAAATGGAAGAACCGTAGTTTACTAATGGTACCGTTTGGTATTATTACTTCAGCTATTTTTAATTTTACTGGAATTGATGTTCCTCAAGATGCGCTTAATGCTATTAATTTTGGGCTTGCCACTCTTGGTAGCGTGCTCTTTACTTACTTCACAGCAGCAACAACAACTAAAATTGGATTGTAAACAAAAAGCCAGAGTAGTAACTGAAGAGGTTATTACTCAACAAAATCCATATGGATATATTCTATTCTACATTGAGTGTACAGAGATAAAATGAGCATTATAACTATTCCTTACCAATTTGAACCAAGAGTCTATCAGAAAGAGTTATTAGCTGCATTAGATTCTGGTTATAGAAGGGCTATCTGTGTATATCATAGACGCGCTGGTAAGGATAAGACTATGTTCAATGTTGTTATTAAAGAAGCATTAAAGAGACGAGGTGTCTACTATTACTTCTTTCCTGAATACGCTCAAGGACGAAGAGTTATTTGGGATGGTATTGATGGCTCAGGCTTCAAATTCTTAGATCATATCCCTGAACCACTAATACAATCTAAGAATTCTACAGATATGAAAGTACAATTGACTAATGGCTCAATTATACAAATCATGGGGACTGATAAGTTTAATAAGATTAGAGGCAGTAACCCAGTAGGTTGTGTATTCTCTGAATATGCTTTCCAAAATCCAAAAGCTTGGAATATTGTAAGACCAATTTTAGCTGAGAATAATGGATGGGCTATATTTAATAGTTCAGTAAATGGAAAAAATCATTTTTATGATATGTATAACCTAGCTATGAGAAACCCTAGTTGGTTTGTTCAGAACTATAACGTTCTACAAACATTAGATGAGAATGGAAATAGATATATATCTGATGAAGTGATCGATGAAGAAAGAGCTTCTGGAATGTCTGAAGAGATGATCCAACAAGAGTTTTATAATTCATGGACTTCAAATGCTTCTGGGTTCTACTACTTAGCTATGCTAGAAGAATTAGAAAAAGAGAAGCGAGTTGGTAGAGTACCACATAATCCTTCAGCCCCAGTAGAAACTTGGTGGGATATAGGAGTAGGAGATTCTACCTCAATATGGTTTACTCAAACTTTAGGTAAAGAGATTAATGTAATTGATTATTATACTTCTCTAAATAAAGGACTAGAGCATTACGCTAAAGTTTTACAGAATAAAAACTATGTTTACAAATCTATAAACTTTCCACATGACATGATTAATATTGAATTTGGAACAGGTAGAACTAGATTTGAAATGGCAGAGGAGTTATTCAAAGGTACTAGATTAAACATAGTTCCTAAATTATCTAAAGAAGAAGGTATTAATGCTGTTAGAGCCATTCTTCCTCTCTGTAATTTTGATAAGGTTAGGTGTAATATCGGCTTAGATGGTTTAAAGAATTATAGAAAAGAATGGGATGAGAAGAATCAAGTTTATAAAAACACCCCAGTACATGACTGGGCATCTGATCCCGCTGACGCTTTTAGATATATGGCTGTAGGTTTAACCCTTCCTAAATCTAGATCATTTAGGTCTGAGATGATGAAAGCCAATCAAAGAGTTATTTCCACGAAGAATTGGAGGGTCGCTTAACAAATGGCGAATATACTAAAGGATTATGATTTAGCTAAAAAGCAATGGTCTCGCTATCAAACTGCCATCACTCGTGGTCATGGAGACTACCAGAAACAAGCTAAATTATGTGAGAATTTTTATTTAGGTGGGGGTAGACAGTGGTCTGATGAGGATAAGAAAACCTTAGATGATATTGGAAGGCCTTACTTAGAAGAGAATATAATATTTTCTACTGTAAATACTGTTATTGGGTATCAAACTCAATCTCGTATGGATATTGCTTATAAACCTAGAGAAGTAGATGATCAGGATATTTCTGACATACTCTCTAAACTAAGTATGTACCTAACGGATACTAATAAATATCCGTGGAAGGAGAGCCAAGTATTCTCTGATGGATTAATCCAACAAAGAGGGTACTTTGAGATAAAGATGAATTTCAATGAAAATATCTATGGGGATATTGAAATTGAATCATTAGATCCATTAGATGTTATACCAGATCCAGATGCTAAATCTTACGATCCAGATGATTGGGCTGATGTTCTAGTTACTTCATGGATGTCCTTTGATGATATTAAAGAGACTTATGGATTAAATAAGTGGAGACAAGTAGTTTCATCTATTTCTAATGATCCTGATTTTGGAACAGACAATTTAGAACAGCCTAGAAATAAGTTTGGTACTATAGAGAATTATTCTGCCTTTTATCAAGATGAAGTTGGGGTAGAACATGCTAGAATAATTAATAGACAATATTGGAAATTGCAGAACAGAGAGTTTTATTTCGATGTTAATACAGGTGATTTATATCCTGTACCTGACGATATAAAAGCGTCTGAAAAGAAGAGAATTGCTAAAGAGAAAGGCTGGGAAACAATTAAGCGAGTAACTAAGAGGATTAGATGGACAGTATCTACTAGAGATACTATTCTTCATGATGCTTGGAGCCCTTATGATCATTTTACTATAGTCCCTTATTTCCCTTATTTCAGACGAGGGGTAACAGTAGGTCTAGTTGATAATTTAGTAAAAACTCAAGAGATGCTTAATAAAGTCTACTCTCAGATTTTACATGTAGTTAATACTACAGCTAATTCTGGATGGATTATTGAAGAAAACTCTCTTGTTAATATGGAAGTTGAGGATCTGGAGGATGTAGGTTCTCAAACTGGATTAGTATTAGAATATAAATCTGGTAGACAAAAACCAGAAAAAATTGAACCAAATCAGGTTCCAACTGGTCTAAAGGATTTAGTAACTTCTGGAGTAGATTTAATCAGATTAATCTCTGGTGTATCTGAAACATTCCAAGGTGGTAAAGGGCCAGAAGTAAGTGGAACTGCAATCCAATCAAGAGTTCATCAAGCAGCAGTCCAATTAGCTGCCCCTATAGATAATCTATTTAGAACTCGTAATATGATTGCTGAAAGGGTTCTTAAACTAATACAAGCTTTTTACACTCAAGAACGTACTTTCATTATAGTTGGCCCTGATGATAAAGGTAAGTCTGTTAATACTCCAATTACAATTAATCAAGAACAACCAGATTCATCTAGGTTAATTAATGATGTAACTGTCGGTAAATATGATGTAGTTATAGCTGATGTACCTACTCAAATAACTTTTCAAAATGCTCAATTTGCTCAGGCAATTGAACTTCGTAAATTTGGTGTTCAAATACCTGATGATGAAATGGTTAAAATGAGTACTCTTTCTCGTAAAAATGAGATCGCTAAAAAGATGGAAGGTGGTCCAGATGAAGAGCAACAAAAGCAAATACAAAAGCAAATGGAACTGCAAATGGAAAGTATGCAGAAGACTATTGAAGAGTTAGAAGCTAAAGCAAAAGATAAGGAAGCAGATACTCTTAAGACTGTAGCAGATGTCGCTATGTTAATAGCTGATAAGCCAACACTAGCTCCTATTATGGATGCTTTAATGGCGTCTATTGGTAAAGAAACCTCTGAGCAAGAGCAAGAACCTGAGTTACCTGAAATGACTCATCAACAATTAGGAATGATGTAATAATGATTAACTCTAGAAAATTAGAAGACCTTCATCCTAAAGTAGAAGGTATGTGTAGAGCATTTATACTTAATTGTAATAAAGAAGGTATAGATGTAATCATCACCTCTACTTATCGAGATATTGAATCTCAAAATGCTTTATATGCTCAAGGAAGAACTTCTCCAGGAAAGAAAGTTACTAATGCTAGAGGCGGTCAATCATTTCATAACTATAAAGTTGCTTTTGACTTTGTTCCTATTATTAATGGTAAGGCTCAATGGAGTGATTTAAATGCATTTAAGAGATGTGGTGAAATAGGTAAGAAACTAGGATTAGAATGGGCTGGGGATTGGGTTAGCTTTAAAGAGTTTGCTCATCTTCAGTTTACAAATGGATTAACTTTAAAAGACTTCCAATCTGGAAAAACAATTTAATTATTTACTGAATGACTCAGTACTAAACATAACCCCAAAAGGAACATATGGCTGTAGATAATGACACATTAGATCGTGGTGATGAATTTGAACTTGACGAAGATGAGGAGCTTGAAGAGTCAGAAACTGACGAAGACTCATTGGAGGATACTGAGAATACTAACGACTCTGAATCAGAAGAGATTGAAGAAGATACGGATGATGAAGATGAGGAAGAACCTAAAGAAATAATGGTTCCTAAAGCTCGCTTAGAAAGGGAAAAAAGAAAAGCGGATGAGCTTAGAGAAAGAAGTTTATGGCTTGAAGAACAATTAGAGAAACTGATTGATCTTAATAATAAAAATCAATCAACTTCTATAAAACCAGTTGATCCTGTAGTTGCATTTGACTTTGATCAAGCTGAAGAAAATTATGCCACTCTCCTAATTGAAGGTGAAGCTGCTAAAGCATCTGCTTTACGAAGACAAATAGATAATGAAAGACAAAAAGAATTTAAAGCTTTAATTCAATCTATTAAAGATACTTCAGTTAAAGAAGCAACTGATAAAATTAATCAATCAACTGAAACAACTTCATTTCAAACTTTAATTACTTCATTTGAAGAACAATATAAGTTCTTAGATAGTGAAGCAGATGAGTATAATGAAGAAGCAGTAGATACAGTTAATACTTTATTAGCTGGGTATGTTGCTGCTGGTAAGACAAAGGTTGAAGCTTTGAAATTGGCAGTTGGAAAGGTAGTACCAATGTTTACTAAAGTTGAAACCCCGCCTAAGAAAACAGGTTTAGGAGGTAAGAGGGCAGTTGAAGCTAGAAAGAAAGCTGCTCAAGCCGCCAACTCTCAACCAACTAAAACTAAATCAACTACTAAAACAGATGTTGATCTTGGAAAAGTAAATGTTTCTAAGATGTCAGAAAGAGATTTTAACAAACTTACTGCTAAAGAATTAGCACTATTACGAGGCGACTAGCCTCATAGCGGAGTGCAGGCCGCTTTATAAATTTACTGCACCTAATTTTGCTCATGTACCATTGGTACAAAGAGGTGCCTACTACTTGGCTTAAAGTAGAACAATTTCGTTTGTCTACACGAGAGCAGACCGGCTATGACTCCGTATGTCTATTAACTTTAACTTATAATTTTAAAAATAGGAAATGAAAAAATGTCATTAACTAATTTCGCATCTTTAACTGCGGATCAAAAATTAGTCTGGTCAAGGGATCTGTGGAAACAAGCTCGTGATATGACTTTTATTAATAAATTCGTTGGTGGTGCTGATGCTGTCATTCAACGTATTACTGAATTGACAAAAACTGAGAAAGGGGAACAAGTCATTATGCACTTGTTAGCTGACTTAGTTGAAGATGGTGTCGTCGGTGACAATCAACGTGAGGGTTTCGAGGAAGAAATGAAGACCTACAATGATAAGATCACTATCGATCTGATCTCTCATGGTCTGCGTCAAAAAGGTAAATTAGCAGAACAAAAAACTGTTGTTTCCTTCCGTGAAAATGCTCGTGATCGTCTGGCATACTGGCTTGCAAATCGCATGGATCAATTGGCATTCTTGACACTCTCAGGTGTCTCTTATGCTTACAACAATGATGGTTCTGCTCGTACTTCTGGTGCATTTAATTCATTAGCTTTTGCTGCTGATGTATCTGCTCCTACTACCAAACGTCATCGTAGATGGGATACAACTGATGGTTTGGTTGCTGGTGATACTACTGCTGTAGCTGCTGTTGATGTATTAACTTATAAAGCAATGGTAGATATTAATACCTATGCTAAAACTCATTATATTAAACCTTTGATTCAAGGTGGAAAAGAATACTATATTGTATTTATTCGTCCTGAAGGTTTAGCTCAATTAAAGAAGGATGCGGATTATCAAAGAGCTGTTGTAACTGGTGCAGATCGTGGTAAAGATAATCCTTTCTTTACTGGTGGTATTGTTACTGTTGATGGTTTGATTTTCCATGAGCATCGTTTGGTCTATAATACTCTTGGTAAAACAAGTGGTGTTGACAAATGGGGTGCTGGTAATCTGGTTGACGGTTCACGTCTGTTAGTCTGTGGTTCTCAAGCTTTGGGTATGGCCGATCTAGGCGCTCCAGAATGGAATGAAAAATGGTTTGAGTACGAATCTTCTCCTGGTATCAACGTAGATAAAATGTTTGGTTTCTTGAAACCTAAATTCTATAGTATCTACGATAAATCTGTAGAAGATTTCGGTGTACTGGTAGTTGATCACGCTATCTAATAATTAATAACACGGCCCCCTTTGCTCCTAGTGGGTACTAGGGGGTTCTTTTTTATATATGAGGAAATAATAATGGCTAAAGGTAAAAACCCATTTCAAAAGATGCCACCTAAAGGTATGCCACCTAAAGGTAAAGGCAAGAAGATGCCTTGCTAAGTAAATTAAAGAACCTATTGATGGTTCTAAACCGAGAAGAGATATTGATGATGCTCTCTTCTTTATCTTTAATTGTCATCAATTAGGAGAAATATAAATGGCTATTACAAAAGATGTAGGTCGTCAAGAAGTTATTGCCGCTAGAGTAGTTGTTACTCTGGGTACTGGTACTGACATTGGTGTTCAAGGAACTTATGCTGCTATTGATGTACCAGAAGGTGCAGTGGTAGTTGGTGGTTTTATTAATGTATCAGATGCAACAACTGCTACAGTTGATATTCACTTAGGTGATGGTGGTGTAGCTAATCGTTATCTGGATAATATTGATGGTGCAGCTACTGGTGTCACTGCTTTGACTCTAACAGGTTATAAGTATACTGTCGCAGACACTCTAGATATTATGGTTGACACTGCTGATCCTGCGGCTGCTGGTCAATTTGAATTGATTGTTCTGTATGTTGTAGACGGTAGAGCTGCATTCTCACAAGGTTAATATCATGGCTATCACTAAGAAATGCGATAGACAAGAATTAATTAGTGCATTGGTAGAAGCTACTTATGATGATTTTGATACAACTATCATCGGAACAGCTGGGACTTCTACTATGGAAGCTATCCAATTACCAGAAAAAGCAATTATTACTGGTGGTAGTTTAATTGTAGATACAGCTTGGAATACTGGTGGTGTACATGCTACTGGAGTCCTAACTTCATCTGCAGCCCCTGCTGACACTAATACTGTAACCATTGGCGCTACAGTATATACCTTTAAAACAGCGTTATCAGCTGGTCCTGCTGTAGCTTATGAAGTTCTTATTGGGGTTAGTGAAGCCACCTCTCTCAATAATTTAGCTGCTGCTATTAATGCTGGAGCTGGTGTAGGTACTACCTACTCTACTGGTACTCTTGTTCATCCAACTGTTACTGCTGTCTCTAATGGTGTTCATACTGTTACCGTCACGGCTAAAACAGGTGGAACTGCTGGCAACTCAATTGCTACTACTGAAACCCATGCTAATGCTACTTGGGGAGCAGTCACTCTTGCTAATGGTGCAGCTCCAGCTGATACTGTCGCAGTTAAGATTGGAAGTGAAACCTATTTGACTGCTACTTCCGTAGATGCAACAGGTAGAACAGCTTTAGTTCCTACAGGTACTAAATTAAGCGCAGTTGATACTGTTGATTTAATTTGGGATGTAGCTAATACTACAGTGGATGTCCCTACTGCTGGTACTTTAAGATTAGAAGTGCAGTATATTGTAGATGGTAGAGCCTCCTTTTCAGAGGGCTAAGAAACTAAGCCCTATGGTCTTGATTAATCGAGGTCATAGGGTTTTTTTATAACTAAAGGATTATACATGAGTAAAGTTAAGAAATTTAGAAGTCCAAATGGTAAGGAAATCAGGATTGCAACTACTGATGGGCATGTAGCCATCATAGGAAATGAATTAAGAGATTTACCAGAGTTTTTATGGTCACATGCTTATGCAGCTGGTGCCACTTCAGAAGATATTAAATCTGAATCCATGGAAGACTATATTGCTTCTAAAAAAAGGGAAGCAGATGAAAAAGCAGCATTAGAAAGAGATGAAGTTAAAGGCATTTTGAAGTCTCTATTCGAGAACCCTAAAGATGTTGTAGACTCTAAAGGTAATTTGATACATAGAAAAGCAATTACTTATATTGGTAAGCCTGTTAAGAAAGATGAATTGGATAGCATTTGGTCTGAAGTAACAAAAGAATCAGAGGTATAATATGACACTATTAGAACTAGTAACTCATCTTAGGACTAATATTCTTTATGACACAGGCGGTACAGGTGTAGATTGGACGCAGTTCTCAGATACAGATGCTGACTCTATGCAATTAAGATGGACTAATGAAGAGCTAGTTGCTAATATTAATGAAGCTATTAATCAAGTTTATCGTAGAACCTCTCCTATAAAAGATACTTATAGTCTACCAGTTAAAATTAGTACTATAAACTATACCCTCCCATCTTATATTAAACAAGTTAGGTCAGGAAGAAGAGAAGATGGTAAATCATTAGTAGAATTAGAATTAAGTGATTTTACTCATATTATAGATTTTGATACTAGAACAGGCGACATAGAAAATTACATACCAGATACATCTACTGGTAAACTTAGAATATACCCTACTCCTACTAAAGATGAGATTGTTACTTTATTTGTATATAGATTACCTAAAGTAAAATTAACTTGGGATGACCCTGATTCTTCTCCAGAATTAGCTGAGGATTATCAAGTACCTATGTTATTTGGAGCAGCTTCATTATGTTATATGAAAGATGAAGCAAATACTTTTGATCCTAATAGATCTGCTTATCTAAGTGGTCTTTTTGATAGAGAGTTTCCATTTACTTCGGTGTACTCTACTATTAGAAAGAGTAGAAATGCTAAAAGACCTATTAGGTATGGAGGTATTTAATGCCAATACATCCTAAAACAGTTCATATTTCGCAATTTAAAGGTATTAATAATGTTTTAGATGCTGAAAGTACTCCTCCTGAGTATCTTAAAAAAGCTGATAATGTCAATATAGATAAGTTAGGCGGGATTAAAAAAAGAAAAGGATATACTTTAGAGGATTCAGGTCTTTATACATCCTTATGGTCTTCAGAGACTACTCTAGGTATGTATGCAGTTAAAAATGGGACGCTGCTTAGAAAATATGCAGATGGTTATTCTACTATAATAAAAAGTGGAATTACTTCTGATACACTCTCTTTTGAAGAAATAGATGGGAAAATTTATTTTTCTTCAATCTCTACTAATGGTATAATAGACTTTGATGGTTTAAGAGATTGGGGTTTACCTCCTGTAAATATGGGAGTTACTCTTACTCAAACAGTAGGAGAAATGCCAGCTGGTACTTATATGGTTGGTTTTACTACAGTAACATCAGATGGGAGGGAGTCTGGACTTACTACTACTTCTACTATTACTCTTAGCTCTACAGGCGGCATTACTCTTACTCTACCTGTATATACTAACACTAATATAGTCTATTGTAGAGTGTATTGCTCTACAACAGATGGTAATACTTTATATTTCTCTAAAATAGGAACCCCTGGAGAAACTATTAAAATTACAGATTCTCGTAATCTTATCTCTCCTCTTAGAATGTTTGGACTATACAATCCTCCTTTAGGCCATATAATTAAGTATTATAGAGGAAGGATGTATGTTGCTCAGGATAATATATTATGGTATTCAGAACCATATCAATATGAACACTTTAAGATTGATTCTAATTATATAGAGTTCCCCAGTAAAATTAGGGAAGTTATGCCAGTAGAGGACGGTATATGGATAGGGTCTGATAAACTATATTATCTGTCTGGTGAGGATGCTTTAACATTTAAAAGGACTACTAAAGAAGAAGTTAAGATAGTTGAAGGGACTGGTCATAAATTAAGTGGGAGTTATGTTCATATCGATAATACTCCAATAGGATATAAATGGTTAGTTACTTCTAATTTAGGTATCTTTATATTATTTAATCAAGGTATGACTATTAATTTATCTGCTCAGAATATTAATCTTAAAGCAGCGGATTCAGGAATGGCTACATTTTTAAAAACTGAGGGTATGAATCAATATCTCTCTATTTTAAAAACTAATCAAAATCCTAATAATTCAGTTGTGGGAGATTTGGTTGAAACAACAATAGTCAGAAATGGCATTATTATAACTTAGGAAAATAAATGATTGAAAAGAATTTAAAAATTGGCGGTATCTTCAGATTTGAGCATGTTCGTAATGGAGAAGTGATTGATACATGGGAAGAGCCTAATTTAGTAGTAGATGAAGGGCTTAACTATGCTTTAGATGCCTCTTTTTCAGGTGGGACTCCTATTACTTCGTGGTTTGTTGGAATATATAAAAATAACTATACACCTATAGCAGCTAATGTTATGGCTACATTTCCTGGTGCTGGTGTAGCTAACGAAGCTAACTCAGAGTATTCTGAAACTACTCGTCCAGCATGGACTGAGGCAGGAGTCTCTTCTAAAACTATTACTAACTCTGCTTCTCCAGCAGTATTTACATTTGCTAGTGGTGTCTCTATTTATGGAGCCTTCTTGTCTAGTTCTTCTGTAAAAGCAGGCACTTCTGGTACTTTAGGGGCTGCATCTAAGTTTAGTGCAGTAAGAACTATGTTAACGGCAGATAAGTTAAATATTACTTATACTCTTACAATATCCTCTACATAATATGAATAACCTCCCCCCTTCTTATAGTTTTAAAGGTGATAAAACAAAGGCTATTTCTCTCAAATCTGAGGCATTACAGTTTAGTAATTTTATTTCTAGTCAAGCAGAGAAGGAGGGAGTTAATTCTATTTCTAGGAAAAAGATACTGTCTGATGGTTCTATCATCAGTGTAATATCTAGTAAACAAAGTAACTATAATAATAGATTCAATTCTATTAAAATTACTTCTCCTATTTCTATTAAAAAATTAAATGAGACTGGAGTATATTGTACTTATTATTATACTGCTCTTCCTACAAGTTTAGAAATGGATGGAGCAATTTATGTAGATGGAAACACTCCTCCTTTTAGCATACCCCCAACATTAGGAATTTCTACCTTAATTAATAGTAATGTAGATACACTCATTGCTAAAAATGATAAAGTGTATTCCACTTTTAATGCTACTTCTACTGGGAGTATATTACATAATAGACAGCCAGTATTAGGTAGTATTTCTAATACTTCTGGAGTCTCTCCTCATTGGGATAAGGTTTATAGTTCTGATATGACTGGTTCTCCATTATCTGTTACTGGGATAAGTGGGGTAGTTGATGCTTACTATTCTAGTGCGTATAGTATGGTATGTTCTCTTTATCAATCTGCGGATTTTATTCATATATATTTAGATAAAGTAGTGGGGGATACTATTACTAATAAAATGGATATATATTATGAAGCTAGCCCACTAACATTTACTATAACTACCTATCATGATACTTTAGGTACTGTTACTTCTAATAAAGTATCTTCGTTACCTACAATGACTTTCTTTGATAATCCAAGAGTTTGGGATGCTAGATTTTCTCCTGATGGAGCTTATTTAAGTATATTGCTCCAACAACGAGTAGCTTCTTCCCCTAATTCAAAAATGGTTGTTCTAGATTTTGTAATAAAGTTAGACTCTAATGGAGTATGGGCAGACCCTAATCCTTCTCCTGCTATAACATATAATATATCTAATGATACTTCTTTAGTAAATGGTACTCCTAATTCATCAAACTATTTAACTGCTATTAATAATAATGTTAGTTATAATATATCAACATTTAACTATGTAGAGAGTATTAATAGAGTTAAAGTAATATCTTCAACTGCTACAACTTCAGGTAATCATGATTTTACACATAATCCTACTTATCCTACTGTAACAAGAATAGCGTACTGGGCTAGAAATGTATCCAGTACTGATTATACCTATAATGTAATCTCTAAAGGTAGTTCGGTAGTTGGTTTTCTTTATGATTCAACTATAACCAATACTTATTATAACAGACACTGGATTACTTTAAATTACGAATTCCAAGATAAAACTGGGACTAAAGTAACTGGTGATGTAGGTATTACAGATAATTACGATTATACTGATTTAGATTATAGTGCTTTAACTGGTGGTATAAGTGAAGTGACCATGTATGACCCTGGAGATATATCAATTCTTTCTGGATTTAATATAGGTAGATCATTGATAAGGACTTATAAGAGAGATGCTAGGTTAGTAGCTTTAGTTAAATTAGAAGGGGTTATTAAAGGTAAAATATTAACTCAATTTGACTCTTCTATGGAAGGAGTTATGGATACGGATGTAATAACTGAGAGTAAATATACTCTTGATTGGACTTTTGATAATTCAGTAGGCCTTGCTTTAGGGTATAAATACATCTATCCAATTAACCATTATTTTATTAAAACAAGATCAATACAGAATAATAATTCTTTTTTCTATGATGCTATAAATGGATCTACTTCTGTAGGTGTATTTAATTATAATAAATCGATAGATTTTACATCGTTTAGAAATACAATAAATACTTGGAATAAAAAATATGAGGCTGTAATATCAGCTAATGCTTATAGATTTCCTAATGGGGTACAAATAACTCATTCTAATGCAGTAGTAGATTATTATTCACAGGTACTGAATAGTAATATAAATACTACTATTACTTCTTTATTAGGAATAGTAAATACTAAGGAGACTACCTCTTCTACTCCTGCTAGTATCAGTACCGTCCAGGGAGTTTATACTAGTATACCTGCTCCATCAACCACTACTACTGAAAGTAGGGCTATACATACTGTAGTAGGTGGAGGTAATGGTATCTATATTAAAATGGGTCCTAATAGTTATCTAGCATGGTGTAATACTAATGTATCTGGATCTGGAAGAATAACTAATTATTTATTAATAAATGGAGTAACAATCCCCCAATTAATAAATATAAATGCTTTTAATAATTTTCCTGCAAATCAGGGGTTTGGAATAGGATTCAGTATATAAGATGACACAAATATTTGAAAATAATGCAAAGACGACTTTATCAGCAGGTATAAATAATAGTACTACAACTATCCCTATTACTGCTGAAACTATAGGTGGAGTTTTTCCTACTCCAGGAGGGACTGAATGGTACTATGCTACTCTATCTAATATAGCTGTTACTTTATTTGAGATCGTTAAAGTAACTGCTCGTTCTGGAAATAATCTAACAGTAGTTAGAGCACAAGAAGGTACTACTGCCTTATCTTGGACTACTTCTGACTTTATCTATATGGGTATTACTCAGGCTACTTTAGAGACTTTTCCACAAGGATTTAATAACGCTGGGGATGCTAAAGGGACTAATGCAGTAAACCTGCAATCTGGTAGAACTGGAACAACTAGAGTTGCTAGTGGAACTGGAACTGTAGCAGTAGGCTATGACACTAAAGCTTCTGGGCCTTATTCTATTAGTGTAGGGTACGGTAATGAGGCCACTATAGATTATGCTGTATCTATTGGAACAAATGCTGTAGCTCAAACAGGCACTTATGCTATTGCTATTGGGGCTTATTCTTCATGTGAAGGTGCTGATTCAATAGCCATGGGTAGAAATTCAGACGCTCAAGTCGATAGAAGTCTATCTATTGGTAGGCTGTCTAAAGCAGCATTTAGACAAACATGGAGTACTGGATTAGCAGTAATAGCTGGAGATGTAATAGGATCAAGTGCTGGTAACTCTGCTTTTGTATGTACTAACTCAGGAACTACACATGCTACTACTGAACCTACTTGGGTTACAACTTCTATAGGTACTAGCACATCTGATAATGGTGTCACTTGGGTATATGTTGGTAATACTGCTTCAGCCAGTATCTTTGAAAACACAGCTATAGGTTATAGATCTAAAGCTTACGATTTTGGTGCAGTTTCTATTGGTAGTCAATCTGCGTCTGGATTAGAAGGAGTGGCTGTAGGTGATATTGCTTTAACAGGTTATCATGGTGTAGCTGTTGGAGGAAACTGTTTCGCATGGGGAGAGAAGGCTATAGGTATAGGGCATGGTGTTACTGTAGACTTCGGAGGTGGTCTTTATAATACTGCTATTGGTGCTAATGCTTATATTGATGGTTCTAAGAGTTACTCTTCTGCCTTTGGTGGGGGTGCTTATAATGTAATAGACAATAGCTATGTTATGGCAGGTGTTAATCTAATACATGCTAGTGGAGCAGGTGATCCATTTGTAAATCAATCTGGTAATGAGTCTATTATTGTTTCTAATATAGTTGACTTAAAGACGACAGCAGATGATGTATCTACTATTACTATTCCTACTGGAGCTTCTTTTTATGTAGATGAGGTAGGTGTAATTGTAACTTCATCTAATACGGTTACAGTACAACCTACTGTGTCTTTTGGTAAGACTGGCGCCACTACTGATTTACTAGCAGCTACATTAACTACTAAAGCTGCTGTTAAAGGGAGGGATAAATTTGCACCTTTACATGGGGATGGTTTAACAACTCTAACAGCCAGTGTCAAAATTGGTGCTACTGCAACTACCTTATCTGGAAGATTTTACTGGAAGGGTATTCTTATTGAGGATTAATAATGGCTATTAACGGATCTACAATCAATGGAGCAGCTATAAATAGCCTAATTGGAGAAGTGTATTCAGTGTCTATCTCTGAATCTACACAACTTCAAGGGTATGACACTCCACTTGGTCCATATTATCCTGTATCCTCTTCTATTGAGTATACAACTGATTTAACATATACTCAGACATTTACTATATCAGAAGTTGTATCTTTAGTATTAACTGAATTACAAACTATTAACTCGTCTCTTACAATAACAGAGATCATAACTATTATAGATGATATACTAGTTAGTTATAATTCTACTATTTCTGAGAGTATAGTTTATACTTCTACTCTTACTGGATTAATTTATCAACTAGAACTATTAATAGAAAGTGTTAGTCTAAGTGATTCTGTTAGTGATAAAGTTATTTTTATTAACGCTATTAGCAATATACTTTCTATAATAGATAGTATTGACTATGGTACTCAAGAAACTATAGTAGATCTATTAGTATTAGATGCAACTTTAGTGGATTTATATAAATCTTACGCTACTTTAATAGAATCAGTAATTAATACTGATACTTTATCACCTAGTCATATATCTATTATATCTTTATCAGATGAATGGAGTCTATTAGGAACTTCAACATCTAAATCACAAATATACAATGTCATTATCGATGATTTTATTCTTTCTGTTCCTACTACTTCTGGCCAGAATGCGTATTTAGGATATGCTCTATCTCCAGAGACAAATTCTATAACTACTTATACTAATTATAATTTTGATGGTAGTTGTGAATATGAAGGTAATTATTATTTCTATAATTCTACAGGGTTATATAAGTATGGTGGAACTACTGATAATAATGTAGCTATCCGATCTATTATAGAAACTGCTGGAATGAGTTTTGGCACTACTAATAAAAAATCTATCCCAAGTATATATTTAGGAGCTACAAACTCAGGTGGATTAATTTTAAAAGTTAGAGTAGATGGTATAGGCGAAATATTCTATAAGTTAAATAAGTATACTAATCATTTACAAACACAGAAAATTGATGTAGGCAAGGGTTTACTTGCTAGGTATTTTCAATTTGAATTAATAGTTGATGCAACTTCTTTTGATATGGAGAGTATAGATTTTATGCCTATGGAAGTTAAGAGGAAATTATAATGGCATTTCAAGATATGAATGGGGAAGTAATTGTCCCTGATGTAGATAATTGGTTAAATGTTTTAAATGATTATGCTGAATCAGCAGTAAGATCGGCAGATAGTGTAGCTCAAGGTTTATTAGGGTTTAGCGCTGATTCATATCAGCCTAATGTTACTTTCGACTCTATTACTACACATGTAGGAGTAGGTACTGCTACTAAACCAGTAGCTCCAAGTATTAATACTACCACACATACTCCACCATCTCCACCTTTAATTACATTACCAGTAATAGAAGATATAGGAGTTCCTCCTACTTTTACTGAGCCTGACCCCTCATTAAATATACCCACAGTTCCCTCTCCATTAGATGCAAGTATCCCAGTAAAAGATTTTACTATAAATACTAGTTTTGATTATCCTATTGCTCCTAGTGATCCATTACCAGATGTCCCTACTTTACTATCGCTAAATATACCTACAGCTTCAGCTTTAGACATCCCTTTATTTGATTTAGATTTTCCTACTTCCAACTCTTTAGTAGTTCCAGGAGTTACTTTTTCTTTTAATGAAGATTTATATTCATCTCCACTATTAACTGGTATAAAGGATGAGTTGCTCTCTAGATTAGCTGGTGGCACTGGGTTATCACCAGAAGTAGAGGAGGCTTTATGGTCTAGAGCTAGGGATAGAGAGTCTAGGGCTTCATTATTAGCTGAAAGAACTCTATTGATAGATAGGGCTTCTACAGGATTTAGTCGTCCAACGGGGGCTACTCAAGCTGCCTTAGATCAGATTGTACAAGAAACTCAAGCTAAGATTATAGATCTTAGTAGAGAGATAATGATTAAACAAGCTGAGTTAGAACAAGAGAATATAAAAACTTCTATTCAGCAAGCTATAACTCTTGAAGATTTACTAATTAAAGAGCATCAGCAAATAGTCCAAAGAGCTTTTGAAGTTGCTAAATATATTCAAGATATTGCAGTTGAAATATTTAAGATTCAAGTTAGTGTATTTCAAAGTGAAGTAGAAGCATATAAAGCATTTGCCACTGCCTACTCAGCTAGAGTCCAAGCAGAACTTAGTAAAATAGAAATATTCAAAGCTGAGATAGAAGCTGAAAAGTTAAAAGGAGATATTAACGAACAGAATATTAGAATCTATCTTGCTAGATTAGATGGTGTTAAAGTTAATGTAGAGATATATAAAACATTAGTAGAGACTATCTCTGAAAAGCTTAAAGCTGAAAATCTTAAATTAGAGACTTATAAATCTGATATTCAAGCGTATACAGCTCTTGTAGGAGCTAAGGCTGCTGAATATGGAATGTATGCAGATCAGATGAAAGGTGAGTTAGCCAAGGTAGATGTATTTGAAGCTAAGGTCAAAGCTTTTGTATCTAGAATACAAGGATATGCAGCTACTTCAGATGTAGTAATTAAAAAAGCTCAAATGGCTGTAGATATTCAAGAATTGAATATTAAGAAATATGAAGCTGATATAGAAGCATTTATTAAACAAGTACAAGCTGATCAGTTAGTATATCAAGCAGCTGTTGATCTTTATAAAGGTGAGACTCAGATGTATTTGGCTGATGTACAATTAGCTCAAGCATCAAGTGAACTAGCTCTAAAATCTGCTGAAAACACTATAATACAGAATAAATATAAATCTGATTTAGGTATTACAAATGCTCAAATTACTTTAGAGAGTTTAAAGAGTTCATACACTGCTATGCTTAATGCTAGAATAGCTGCTGGTTCTATATATCAATCTATAGGTACTTCTGCTTTATCCGCTATAAATGTATCTGCTAGTCTATCTGGTGGTGTTAGCTATAGTGGTAATGAAAATAGAAATTATGCTTTATAAGGAAACAATTAATGGCGTATAGTCCAGAACAATTAAAGAAAATAGGAGCTAATTTTACTTCTCCTACCCCTTCTCCTGCTGGAAGAAGTACTCAACGTTCCCAAGCTTCTGCTGGGACTAAGAGCACCATCGCTGGTAATGCAGATGCTAGTGGAACAGGCGCTAATACTCCATCAGCTATTAAAACTGGTGCTCAAAATGTAGTAAAGATACTGGGAGGTGATCCTGGAATCTTAGATCAATCTATAGGCACTACTCTATCTAATACTGCTAGTAATATAAGTAATAAAGGTATTTTTGGGGCTGCTGCTCAAGGCGCAGCTACTTCTGCTAAAGAACTAGCTACTGAATCAACTAATTCTGGAAAGGCGTTAATAGAAGTAGGCAGAAATGTATTATTTGGTAAAGGGGGTATACCAGAATCTACTGATGTAACTCCTGTATCAACTACTCCTTCTACACCTATAACTCAAGCTCCTGCTGCATTCAAACCTGTATCAGAAGCAACGGGCCCAAATAGAGGGTCGATATCTGGAGATACTTCTCTTTCTCAAGATGAAAAAGGTAAGTTAAGTATTAATACTCCTAATGGATCAACTAGCACAATTCAATTTAATAATGGTAAAATGCTATCTCCAGAGAGTTTAGATTATTTATCTAAAACTATTGATAGGAATAGTAGACCTGAAATACAAGCTAACTTTGCTAAACAAGCTGAAATATCTAATCAAAGATACGCTGATGCAGCAGCGATGGATAAATCATCTAAATTAGAAGGTTTAAGAAATGCTTATCTAAAAGCATCTGCTCAAGGTAGGAGTGAATTATCTGGTAGACTAGGAGACCTATACAAACAGGAATTGTCCGCTAGTACTGATGCGAATACACAAGGTATTACTGAAAATGCTAAGATGGCTGACATAGCTTTTAAACGTAGGGAAGCTGCTGGTAAAGAAAATATATCTATAGGTAACTTAGAGAATGAACAAAATAAAAGTTTTTTAAATTTCAGACAAAGTGCTGAAACATCTGGTACCTTTTCTCCTTCTGCTGGAGCTGGAGCTTTTAAACAAATTTATGGAAGACCTATTACCCATAGTGATTTAAGTTTAATTCTTCCAAGTGAGGATATGACAGAAATTACTAGTTCTAATAATGATCCTTCTATAATTGCTAAAATACTAGCTAAAAATGGTATAGATAAAGAAAGTGCTAACTCGGTACTTGCAAGTTTACAACAATAATTAAAGGAACCAAATGGCGAATTACTTAGGAAATTTAGAGGGTTATGGTGGTGATTCTTATGAGTCTTCTCCTTTACCTACTGTAGGTAGGAGAACAAGTCCCCAAAAGAAACAACTAGGAACAACTCCTTCTAGGGATTATTTCTCTGAGTATCTCCAAAAAGCGCCCTCTGAAGATGAACCAGGATTAACAGGAAATTTAAGAAAAACCTTCTTAGCTAGTACTGTTAACCTTGGTGGAGCTACTATTGAAGTAGGTAGAAAACTAGGATTAATCCCTGATGATACAGCTACTAGAGAACAAATTAAAGGCGCTGAATCAGCTAAGAAGTTAGTTGAATCTACTTCTCCATCTTTCAAGGAAGAAGCTGCTAAACAATTATTTGATAAAGATGGTAACTATACTGGAGATTTTACAGCTACTACCCTAGCTCATAGATTGGCTGCCAGTGCTCCAGATATTTTAGCTACTATTGCTCCTGCTGGAGGTTTAACTAAATTAGCTAATGCTTCTAAGATTGTAAAGGAGCTGGGAGTAGGTGGTGCTTTAGGCGCTAGTATGGCTGAGGGGGTAGTCGCTGGTGCAGAGAATGCTAATCAAACTAGACAAGAGGCTCTTAATACTCCTATTGAAGTTTATAGGAAGAATCCTTTATTTCATCAAACCCTCTCGGAGATTGATCCTACCCTACCACTTCCTCAAAGAGAAGAGTTAGCTAAAGGTATCTTAGCTGATAAGGCTGCTAATGATGTATTCACTGATACATCTATTAGTACTGGGGGTATTGGATTACTTACTGGTGGTGGTGCTATTGGCACGTTGGTAGGTGGTGGCGCTGGTAAGATTACCAGGAATGTATTTAAAGCTATAGGCAAGGATGCTGCTAAAGAAGCTGCTCAAGAAATGCCACAATCTTATGGTGAGCAATTAATTTCTAATAAAGCTATTAAAGATTATGTTGACCCTACTAAAGATATTCATGAAGGTGCATTAAATGCATTGGTAGAAGGAGGTATTGTAGGTGGTGTAATGGGTGGTGGTATGGCTGGAGTCACTCATCCATTTACTGGACAGCCTGTTAAGCCTGGAGAAGAGAATAAAAAGATTGATAAGTTCTCTGATCAATCCTCTATTTCTAATCCTACAGTTTCAAAAGTATATAATAAATATGCTGATAGCTTTGCTAGAAGTATCAATAATGAAGATGAAAATTATTCTAAAGTTTATAATGCTACCCTCTCTAATTTAAGAAATCTTACTCTTCCTAAGAAAGATAAACCTGTAGATCCAATTATTAAACAGGAAGCTGAACAAGCTATTAAGGATATTACCTCTGCCCATGAAAGTAGAGCAAGGACTGAAGCTATTTCTAAATCTTTACAAGAAGAAAAGAATAACGCAGTTAAAGTTGGACAGGAGAGTGCTGATAGTAGTGTTGCTTCTGATAATAAGTTAACACCTGAAGAAGAGCTTAAGGCTACTTCTTCTAAAGCTACCCCAGAGGTTCCTAAAGCCCCTGAAGCTACCCCAGAGGTTCCTAAAGCCCCTGAAGCTATCCCAGAGGTTCCTAAAGCCCCTGAAGCTACCCCAGAGGTTCCTAAAGCCCCTGAAGCTATCCAAGAGGTTCCTAAAGCCCCTGAAGCTACCCCAGAGGTTCCTAAAGCCCCTGAAGCTATTAAAGAACCAACCATAGCTTATCATCCTAGATTTGGTGAAGTTAATATTACTTCTATTAATCCAGATGGCACCGCTGATTTTACTTATCAAAAGAATGGTAAGCAAGTTAGTGGTTTAGCTCCAGTTAATCTTTTAACTGATAAACCTAAATCAAAAGAAGCAGTACCTACAGAAGTTATACCTTCTCAAAAAGAGAAATCTACAGAGAAATCTACTAAAGTAGAAAATAATTCTTTACTAGAAGAAATAGAATCTATAGAGAATAGAAAAGCACCTATAAATATTCAGGGTACTCTCTTTAAAACTAAAACTAGAGAAGCGTTAGTACAAGAAAAAATATCTAAGAATACTAGAGAATTAGAGGGTCTTAAAGCAGAATTATCTTTATTTGAAGGAAGCACAGATAAGAATTCTAAACAATATGTAGAAGAATTAAAATCTAATATAGAACATTTTACTAATCAAAATAAAGAGTATAATGATTTAATTCCTGAATTACAAAAGAGAGATGCAAGAGATTCTAGAAGATCTGATGTTAAAGGATACATGCAGTCTACTAAAGATGAATTAGATGCCGCTGTTAAAGATGGCGATTTATCTAAAGTAGAGGCTCAAAAAATAGTAATTGAGGCTTCTTCTATCTCTAATTCTTTAGAGGCTACAGATTATATTCAAAATAAGATAGATGAGGCACAGAAACAAAATGCCAACAAGATCAAAGGCCCAACAACGACTAATGTTAGCGGCAGCACACAATCCCAAGTTCGCCAAGAAAGTAAAGATACCACAGGAAGTAGCGGAGGAGTTCGTACAAGCGGATCAGAAAATGGGAAGATTGAAAAAGACAGGAAGACAAAAGAACTAAGAGATCAAATAGCTACTAAGACTCAAGAGCTTAGAGCTATGGCTGATCAAAAGAAAGCTGGTGAGGATACACATGGATTTAGGGATAGAGCTGCTGAGATTGTAAAGTTAGAAGCTGAATTAGAAGCCCATTTAAAAACTAAAGTTCCTACAACTAAAGTTACACCTGAAAAGAAAGCTGCTCCTAAAGCAAAGAAGGTAGTTAAAGAGCCCACTCATAACTTAGTTAAACAACAAGAGATAACTTTTGATGCTTCTAATCTACCAACTGAAAATGATCCTTATGGACTTAGTATTTTAACTAATAAACTAACTCCAGAAGAACAAAAATCTATTAAGGCAGTAGTAGTAAAAACTCCATCTAAACAAGCTCAGAAAGCTGATGTCATGATAGAGTATACCAACGCTAATGGAAGCAAAGGGTATAAGACAGTATCTATCCCTATTAAATCTATTATCAATCTACCTGCTAAAGTCTTAGAAGTTAAAGATGTAATAAAGAAAAATAATACTATTAATGAAGCATTAGTTGCTATAGATAATGTAGAAGATCAAGTTGATATAGAAGTAGCTAAAGAAGTATTTGAAGAAAACCTTCCTCCTCAGACAGTTATTAATGATGTAGAAGAAGACTCTACTGAGTATGTTCCAAAAGTACTAGATGACTTAGTTAGTGATGAGGAGACTGTAGTAGATGATTCTATTATAGATCAAGCAATTATTAATGAGATTAATAAAGCTACTAATAAAGCTAAAGAAGCTTCTACAGAATTAACTCCAGAACAAGATGAGGAATATGCTAATCTATTAGCATCTATAGATGCTATAGACAAACAGATTGCTTATGAAAAAGGAGCTGCTGATCCTGATAAAGAACTATTAAATGAGCTTAGATTAGAGAGAGGAGTATTAGCTTCTAGACGAGATGCTATAGTTGTTGTTGAAAGGAAGGACGTAGTTAAAACAAGAATTAGAGCCTCAGACATGGAGACTAGGGATGAAGTAGATAGTGAAGGTGAAGTTCAGACTTTAAGACTAGATATTTCTGATAAGGATGCTTGGAGAAAGCCTACTAAAATAGTTATTAATCATGCTGCCAACTTTGATATATTTACTAAAATCAAAAATGGGTTGAATCAAATTTTATTAGGTAATGGATTAACATTTGAATATGTAGAAGATTTTGCTACTAAAGATTGGTCTAAGACTCCTATCGCTCATTCTACAGATCTAATGTATGCTAATGGTGTACATAAGAAGTTAGCTGATGGCACTACTCATATTTATATCAATGGTGCTAGATTCCCTAATCCTATGAATATGGTTGGGACTATTGCTCATGAGCTAGTTGGTCATTATGGTGTTAGAGCTTTATTTGATGTTGAGGTAATGGACAGGGATGGTAACTTAATTATTGAGAATAAGTACGATGAGTTTTTATTATCCATGCTTAATAACAAGGATGGTGGTAAACTAAAAGATGATATTATGGCTACTATGACTGGGTGGGACTCCTATCTATACTCATGGATGGCTGTTAATATTGACGGCTTTGCTAATATGAACTCTACTCAAAAGAAACAGGCTTATATAGATAGAGTTAATAACCTCCCTTCTCATCAGAAAGTAGTATTTAATTCTGTAGATACTAATGGTAAAGCAATAAAAAAGGTTATACCTCTAAGTGTAGCCCTCAAATTAGCTGATGAATACATGGCTGAGTTAGCAAAAGCTAAGTTTATTAGTGATACTACGTTTATTAAGAATAGAGTTGGATTAGGTGATAAATCAAGTCCTAAAAGGACTGACCTTAGAAGGAATAGAGAGAACTGGTTAAATAATATTATTAGTAAGATTAAACACTTATTAAAAAGGTATTATGGTAATAGTTTTGATACTCTTACTAGAGAAGATTTAGAAAGTGCTATAGCTGAATCCACTGATCGTATCTTTGATACTATTAATCCAGCAGAACAATGGTTCTCAGATAAACCTTTTGGTAAGATTCCAACTGTTGCTAATGAGAGTGCTGAAGTTAATAGTGATGTTAGGGATGGAAATCAATCTTACTCTATTGGTGACACTCAATTACCTCCAGAACAGATTATTCATCAATACTCTCCTTATAGTCTATTAGAAGATGAGAAAGCTTTTGGGTCTGTGTTCTTAAGTGGATTTGGTGAATTATCAGATAATGTATTTACTAGGGCATATAAGAAGTTTAATAATACTCTTAAACATACTCCTATCTTAAAATCTATGAGAGTCTTCGGGGATATGCAATATGAAGAAGCTTATTCTGGTATTGCTAATATTACCAAAGGTAAGATTGCTAATATAGAAGAGGCTACTACTGCCCTCTCCCATGCTTTAAAAGGCTTAGATCCATTACAAAACCAAGCGGTGTTAGAGTATTTTATTACTAAAGGTGCTAAAGTAGATGACTTACCTGTAACTGCCATCCAAAAGAAAGTTATTCTTAAAGCTAAAACTGCAATTAGAGAAACAGGAAAGTATCTATCCGATCTAGGTGCAATAGATAAGAATGTGTTTGAGAAGAATGAAGATGCTTACTTACATGTCCAATATTTAAAGTTTGTTAAAGCTTATAGAGGATCAGGTAAAAGACCTTCTGCCCTCTCTTGGATGAAAAAGAAGAAGGAGAGAAGTGAACTAGATAAGCTAGCTTTAGGACAGATAAAGGATGTTAGATTCTTAGTCGCTGAGACTTATGGAGTTATGGCTAGAGACCACTTATTATTAGAGATGTTTAATACCATTAATAAAGTGTCTAAAACAGATAGTACTTATTGGGTACTAACTAATAACGCTGAAATAAAATATAGTGGACATAGACTAAGTATAGATAAGGCGTATGAGCAATTAGAACAAAATTTATATATTATTAATGAGTTAAATAAAGAAGATCAAAATAATTTCTTTAGTAATTCTAAAGTATCTATCGACGCTTTTAAAGAAAGTACAGTAAAATTGGAAGAAGATATTAGGAAGATAGAAGATAAGATTATTACTGATGCTCATGAACATGCTCTACAAATAGGACAGACAACCTCTGATGATAAAGATGCTTTCTTAAAGGATAACTATGTTAGGCTCCCTAAGAACAAACAAATGGGTGCTCTATCTGGTAAATATGTACGAAAGGAAGTGGCTAATGATTTGGAGTCATTTGTAGCACCTTATAATACTGCACATAAGGATAACATTGAGAAATTCTTTGCTCCTAATGGTACTCTAGAAAGAGTTAATAGATTTTGGAAACTTAGCATGGTAGGGTTGAATCCTGCTAGTTGGGTTAGAAACTTCTTTGGTAATTTTGCACTGTTAGATCTAGGTACTAGCACATCTAAAGTTAAATTGATTGGGATGCTCACTGATGAGTTAATTAAAGCTAAAAATGGACAGCAAAGTAGTTACTGGAAGATGGCTAATGATTATGGATTATTTGGTACTACTTTTAGTGCCGTAGAACTGCAAGATATTTATAGTCAATATGGTGATGAATTAGAAGCTGCTCAAGCTGCTTATGCTCAAAGAAAATCTACTAGTTTAGATGATATTCTTCATTTTACTGATGAAAGAGTTATGGCTATGTTAAAAATGGCTGGTCATAAAACTAGTGCTACTACTTCCAAGATGTTTGCATTTCTTGAAGGCACATTTAAAACAGTTGCTTTTAGAGATTATATTCAAACTTGGGAAACTCAAAATAATAAGAAGTTAGATGATCTAGATAATAATCATAAGCAAGTTCTATTGACTAAAGCGGCTAATCATGCTAATGAAACTTTATTCGATTATACCCAAGTACATAGTTGGGTAAGGACTTTGAGAAGGATACCTTTTGGTGCTCCTTTCTTAACTTTTACTTATAAGGCTGGTCCAGCTGCTATAAGAGCTATGATTAAACATCCATTAAAGTTTGCTCAGTATGCTACTCTTCCGGCTTTACTTACTATGATCTCTCAAATGGCTAATGATTGGGACGATGAAGATATTAGAAAGTTTAAAAGAAGATTACCAGATTATTATAGACATAATGCAGGTACTGCTTTCTTACCTTTCAAAGATAGTTCTAATCGTCCTCAAATACTACCATTAGATTATCTGATTCCTTGGAGTCAGTATGTAACTGCTGCTAGAAAAGTTCATGAGAATTATGTAGAAGATGGGATGGAATCACCTATTTCTACTGGTGTTCAATCAGTAGGCACAGTATTTAATGAGTTTGGATTCTTAGGTGGTCCTACCCCTACTGCTGTTGCAGCAATGCTAAATGGTAAGGATAGTTTTACTGGAAAGAACATTATGACCCCTGGAGCTTCTGGAAGTCAACAACTCTCTGAATTGATGTTGTTTTCTATGAACATTATGACTCCTGCTTGGCTTTCATCCCATGGATGGGCTAGCAAGATGGTTGATACTTTTGTTACTAATACCCCACCTAAAGATAGGTTTGGTGATATTAAATCTACTCCTGGACAGGTATTAGCCGGTATTACTGGATTTGGTGCTATTGGTGTGAGTGAATCTGGGGATTACAATAGAAAGAAATATTATCAGAAGAGATTACAGGAAGTGGCTACTTTAAGAAGTAAGGTAGTGCATGATCGTAATTTATCATTTGAAGACAGAGCTTCTAAACTAAGAGATATTAACAGTAGATCTAAGTTAATTAGAACTCAAATGCAAGAAGAATTTTAAACAAATAAAAGCCCCTATAGGAGTATTAATTCCTATAGGGGCTTTTTTGTGGGTATTGACAAATGAAAGAAAGTATGATATAATACACTTGTCCCAGAAGGGAGAGTAGTATTACTTAGATATAATATCAGTCATCTCTTTTAACTTAACTATAAGCATAGTGTATTTAGACCTAATATCTACATATGATTCAACTAATTTACTATACTCAGTTAATACTCTTTTATACTCTGATTCTAGTACTTCATAATCTTTAACATTAACTAACCATCCATCCTCACTCTCCCATAGTGGATCATTATCATCTTTAGCATATTTCTTAATAGGTTGCATAATTATTTACTTCATTACTAATATTCTATCTATAGGATAGATTATATCTAAAGTTCCTTCCTTGACCATCTTATCATATTCCTTTTCTTTTATAATACCTTGTCTTAATTTCTTAGCTTTAAGAAGAGAAGTAGTATAATATAATATTTCAATATTACTAGGAGTAGTTCTATGAGATATAGAATATATTCTGTGAGTCCTAAATTCTGTTGCATCTGATTTAATTGCTATTCCTTTAAGGATAGCTTTTAATCTTCTAACAAATAAATACTCCCAATGCCAGTCTGGGCTATCTCCTCTTCTAATAGCTCTTATTTTAGTAGCAGATACACCATAGGTCTCGGACAGTCTATCTGCTGATTGAGTAGTAGATAAGAAATAAAGAACATCAGCAGATGTAAGTTTGCCATGTTTAGTAAATCTAAATGATGCTGCCTTTGGTCCTTGTTTTACAAACTGAAATATTCTTCTTTCTTTATCTAGCTCTTCTTTAGGTATTACTTCCTCCTTATCTGCATAAGATAAGATCTTATAAAGATAAGATTCAGCTACATTAAAAGCTTCCATTAGTTCCTCATCTGTACCTTCAGGAGGGAGTTGACTTACTACCCCCCTCCTCTTCATTCCTGAAAACTTAAGTCTTCTAGGCATTATTTAATATTTGGATAATGGTTTGAACTACATTCATTTGGATGTTTAGCCCATACACTACATGGATTTTGGGATTGCATCTCAATCTCTACCCAGAATAAAAAGGTAAGTGCTAGAACTATCCATCCTAATACTTTAAATAATTTAGCAATCATAACTGCTTTCTTAATTCAATGAAATTACCAGTAGGGTTTACCTCACCTCTACTTAACTCTTCCTGCGGATATAATTTACTTCCTTTGCACCACTCTTGATATTCTTTAAAGAACACTTCTTTACCTGAAGTTACATAATCAGCCCTAATCTCATTACATGAGAATACAGAGCCATCATGCCTTTTATCTAAATCTTCTGCTATTACTTGCGTAGTAAATAGTAAAAATAGTAATACTAACTTTTTCATTTCAATGCCCCTTTAGCAGCGCCTTCTACGATTAATGATAAACCTTGATTAACTTGTTTTAAGCCTTCTACTTGATCCTTATTAAACGAATCTATCTTAAGTGATCTACTTGTTCCAGTAGTACTAAAATCAGCCCCTGAGAGAGCTGTAGTTGATCCTATTTCCCATCCTTTTACAACTGTACTTCCATCTGGTTTACCCTCATAAGTAATATATGAACAACCTGATAAGAGCACTACTAATACTATTAACTTCCACATGCTACACACTCACCTTTATGGGATACCACTCCCGTTTCACTACGAATATAATACAATGATTTTATATATTTATCTTCAAATGCTATTTTATGTACCTCTGAAATATACTCTTCACTTTCATCTGCTGAAAAGAATAAATTAATTGATTGAGCCTGATCAATAAATCTTTGTCTAGTTGATGCTGCTCTTAGGATTACCCTTTGATCTATTTCAAAGGCTGTCTTAAAAACTTCTTTCTCTTCATTACTCAACCAGTCTACGTTTCTAACAGAGCCTTTATCTTTTATAATATTATCTAAAGTTTTCTTAGAGTACTTTCCTCTCTCTCTCATTATCTTTAATAGAGATGGATTAACTCTATCCATTTCTCCAGCAGCACTTCCTTGAATATACACATTCTTATAGATAGGTTCTATCCCTTGAGAGACCCCACCAGCATATAGAGCCGAAGATAGATTAGGTGCGATAGCTATACGAGTTGCATTAGCTACTCCATAACCTTGAGTGATAGGGGCTTCTCCAAATATAGTTGCTAACCATTGAGAAGCATCCAGTGTCTCTGAGTGCATTTGTCTATAAACTTCTACATTCCACAGATGAGCTGTTAGAGACTCATAAGGTATTAGGTTATCTTGAAGATAGGTATGGTATCCAAGAGTACCCAGACCAAGAGCCATATGGTTCCTAGTAAAATTAATAGCTTTTTCAAGTCCGAGAATGTTTGAACCATTATTAATAAAGTCCAAAGCCACACAATGGAGAAATACAAGAGAATCAAAGAAAACATTTTTTGATTTCCATTCATCCCATTTAGATAAGTTATTAGATGAGAGTACACAGGTAAAAGTCTCCTCTAGGGTAGATGGAAGGGCTATCTCAGTACAAAGGTTAGAAGCTACTATTTTTCTATTTTGCTCTCTATACCAAGAAGGTGCTAATCTATTCACCTTATCAATGAAGAAGTAGTAGCCCTTACCAGTAATCATCTTTAACTTTAAAGTCTTCTGGTAACGTTCTATGGCGTCAGAATCACCATTATTAAGTCTATCTATAAACTTATCTGATATTATCCATCCTACATTAGCATCATCAGGTGTCTTAGAGATAAAGTTTAGTATTTCTAAGAAATCTGGATGATCTATTTCTAAGTATCCTGCCCAAGCACCTCTTCTAGAAGACCCTTGAGAGATGTCTTTACTAACTTGTATATAATCTTTAAATACTGGTAGAACACCAGAAGCACTACCACGAATCCCATTAATACCGGAGCCTCTTGGACGAATAGCTCCAAGGTATCCTGATGTACCAAATCCATTCTTCGAGAGTAGAGCCGCTTCCACTTGTCCATTATAGAAATCATATACTGAATCACCAATGTACCCTCCTGAGCAAGAGACTTGGCATCCTTTATCTCTACCCATATTAGCTAGTACTGGAGTAGATGGAATTAGCCATCCATTCCACATTAATAAAAAGAACTTATCAAACCATTCATGTTTTATATTGTCTGGCATATAACTAGCAGCTCTATTACTAATAGAAGCAAATCTACTTAATAAAGTCTCATCTTTATCTAAGTATTTACTCTTTAACATTTGCCAAGAGTTAGTAGTTATCCAATTAGGTAATTCTCCTTTAGCTTGAAGTTCTTTTCTTTCTTCACTTAATTCTTTATAGATACTCAATACTTACTCCACATCTAGTTGATTGCTATATTTTAGAGTTTCTTTTATCTCATGGTGTTCTTTATCTGTCATCAATGCAGGCTTAGTCCTATAAAATATCCTTTTAAATAATCTTATATATTCATTTATATTATGTACTCTCTTATCATGAATAAAGGATGATTTGACTTTATCAATAGTTAAATAGATATGCTTATTGATTATATAAAGTAGCACATCATCAATTCTAGATAATATAATACATTCGATTATTTCTGCATCCTCTGGAGTAATTAACCTCCCGAATTTAGATGGTATTACAACTTTAATAGTAATTTCATTATTGTGAATCTCGCTACTAGTACTATACTCATAGAATGGTTTCATTTTCTTACTCCTTTACCATTTGAATGCTGTCTCTTTCCAGTTTCTATTATAGTCACTTCCTTGTTTAACAAAGAAATCATGTAGAATAGAACTATTAATATTATTATAAAACCATTCAGCTATAGGGTTATATTTAGGTTTGAAGATAGGTTCAATATTAAGTTGAGATAAACACAGGTCTAATCTAGATTGAACAAAGTTATTTAATTGGAGAGCTGTAATCCCTTCCATCTCACCTGTTTCAAATATCTTGTTGTTTATAATACTCTCATGTTCGTAAATAATTTTAGCAGTATTTATAATTTCTTCTACTAATTCTACTAGATTGAAATTAGAGTTTTCTACTAAGACCTCTTGTAAGTAAGTTTTAAATAATAAAGCCCCTCCTACAGAATGGATGTCCTCATCTTGTACTGAGAAGTTAATACCTGCATTTACGTTTATTAATTTATTCTTCCCTTTAGTTTGAAAATGTTTAATAAATGCAAATGAGGAATAAAGAATAGCACCTTCAATCATAGAGAAGATTGCTACTGACTTTAATCTATCTAAATGTGTCCCTTTTCTTCTTAATCTTTTAGCCACCCAATCCATTCTATTAGATAGAACTTCATCTTCTAAATATGAATTAAAGAATTCTGGTGTATCTAATCCTAATACCTCATTAAGCTTTGCGTAGAATGGAGCATGAACCCCTAATTCCATATAGGAGAAAGTGGCTGCCATTCTTTGTATGTCTGGCCTAGGGAAGACTTTAGATACATAGTCTTTCCAGTACTCATTTCCCACCCTAGTTTCATAAAGAGTAAACAATTTTAAGACTGTTACAATTCCATGATATTCGCTAGGAGAGAAATTAGTCTTTATATCATGTAAATCCTTCTCTACTTCTATCTCATCTGGAAGCCATATAATCTCAGCTTGTCGTTTGGCTAGTTCTACAAACTGAGGGTAATCCATTATGTAAGTCTCTTTTGGTTCTAATATTCTTACTGTCAATACACTCTCCTTGCAAATCTAACTATATCTATCTTTATCATTCAACTATCCTCTTTATTTTAAAATAGGATCTATCTTTGATTACTTTAGCTTCTTCAAGACACTTGAATTTACAACGTTTTACTATTATATCAGGTAGGGTCCATCTTGCACACTCTTCATCTAAGTAATATTCTATTATTTTAAACCAAAAGAAGTAGGTTACTGCTCTAACTCCATAAGTTCCATCTACAAATTCAACTATTTCAAAGTCTTTTCCAAACAACATGCTACACTCTCTTACTAAATTTTAGAGGAAAAAAAACGCCCACCGAGAATCCCCAGTAGGCGTATAAAATTAATAGTAAACTAACTTACTAATTCTTATAGGTTTATGTGGTGTACTAAATCTCTTTCCAAGGGATATATGATTAAAATACTTCCTATTCCCTATAGGATTGTTTAGTTTACCAGATAAGTAAAGTGAGGCCACTTGCTTAGCTTTATTATAAGCTTTAGGCTCTTTTATCTTTACTCGCTTCTTTGTCCAAGAAAAAGACCCTGGTTGATATACTACTCTACAAATAGTTGATTTCTGATCCTTCTCCATCACCCTATTCATAGTCACAGCAGCTATAGCAACCTGACTTTCTATTGGCTCACTGCGTGCCTCCATATAAATGTTTAATGTTAAACATAATAAGGCGGATGCAGCTATTATTATCCACTCATCTTGATTCGCATCCTGCTGAATCTAGTTACTGATAATTTCATAGTAATCTCCTATTTTTTTAAAGATTCCCACATTCTTTTTTCAATAGTTTTCCTAGATTGTGAAATATCTTTAATAGTTATAGTTTTAGAATTAAACCAATTATTGATTACCTCTTTAAATTCTTTACATACATTAGGATCTTCTAGTGCAGCACTTAACCAAGCGCCTAGTTCATCATCCTCTTTTGTAAAAGGTATCCTTATTATTGGCATTCTTTTTCTGCAAGAGTAGCATACCCAGCAATGTCATGCCAGCTGTCTGTATAGTTAGGATCACCATTAAGTATCCTACCGATTTTATGAAAAATCATATCTAAAGCTTCTTTGTGTGCTGGAGAAAGAGTTTTAAAATTAGTCTCAGGGACATATATAGTCTCTACACCATCTCCAATAGGTAATGTAATATCACCCTCTGCTACTCTTTTTAATGCTTGTGTAATAGCTGAGTGGTTTGCAAATTCACCATATCTATTTCCACGTTCTTGTAATGTTTCATCTACATTACTCATCTTAGAGTTCTCTTTTTTGATAAAAGTTCCACTGTCACTTTTTATAAGGGCATTATTTAATTTAATCAAGTAATCTTCAGTTAAATGATCATTAATTAGCATTAGGCAACATCCTAGTAGTAGCTCTAATTGAATTTAGGTAGTTCTTCTTTTTACTTTGGTATAGAGCTCTAAAACAAGAAGATAATCTAAAATTTCTTTTAACTATATCCTCCCCTTTTCTAGTTTTACTTAGTTTACTTGTTATTCTATACTTAGATTCCATTGAAATCGTACTAAGAGACCCCATATCAGCAATTACTAACAAAGTTTCTCTCTTTAATCTTTTAGATACTGCCCCTCTCATTCTTCTTCCTCGATAGGTAGTTTTACAATTGAGATAGTATATCCTTGCTCTTCATAAGCATGGATAATTTCATCGATTGATACAAACATATTCTCTTTAGTAACTAAATCACCATCACTGTCTACATATATTTCTTGTGGTACATCTCGTGAATCACTCACAATTATCACCCTCTTTTACAAAGATACCGTTAACCATCTTACCCTTTCTACCAGCAATCTCATCGTAGGCTAATTGAATACATTCAGCAAATGAATACCCTTGTAAAGCACATTGAAGAACTAATGTTACCACAATATCCCCAATATCATCCCTACAATCTCTCCCTTTAGCTACGTTATCAGCAAACTCTCCAATTTCACTAATAGTTTTTAGTGCTTGAGTTTTAGGATCAGAAGACTCTAATATCCCTCTTTTTCTCCCCCATTCCTCTATTTGATGTGCTAATGAGTTAATATCTGGTTCCACGTTTACTTTGCCTCCATTATGGTAAATTACAAATCCATCATTATCTTTATACTTTATATTCATTCTTGACCTTTTAAAGTATCTATTCCTTCTATTGTATTGAGAAGGGATAAATCAATTGCTTCTTTAGTAGCGTATCTATCTGGTTTACCTAATCCATATACACTTCCTGATGCAGTTACTACATAATATACTCCATCATCTTCGTAGTAGTTTACAACTGTGCTGGTATGGATGTAGCACCCATTTGGAAAGTTAGGGTTTCCATATACCTCCCCAAGAATACGTTTATTCAGGATTATCCAATTTTCAATCTTCATAATTCATAATTCATAATTCTTTTAAATCTCTCGTTAATTAGTCCTTGTTCTTGCATTGCTAATAATTCTTCTAATGTAGATAGAGCTTGTCCTGTAGCATCATATCCAACATCTATTCTATCAAATTTTGTAGAAATAGAGTGAGATAGATTATTGTGTGTGTGTCCGTGTAGGTGTATAGATCTTTGCTTATCCATTCCGTCCCATGATTCTATTGGGAAATGACAGAGAATAAGTTTTCTACCTCTTTCTGAATGTATTTTTCTATAGTCATAGACTTCATCCCAAATACCATTTAATTTATTAGAGAATCCCTTTGGATCATGGTTTCCTTTAATTAATACTTTATACCCTGGTAAGTCTTTTAAATCTATAATTGCTTTATTAGAAAAGGAAATATCGCCTAAAAGATATACTGTATCATTCCTCTTTACTTTGCTTAAGTACTCATGTATAAAATAATCTTTCATATCATCAATAGTTAAGAAAGGCCGATTAGAGAATTCTAAGACTTTCTTATGATATAGATGCCAGTCAGCCCCAAAGTAAACAGTCATTATTTATTTCTCCCAGAAGAACTTTTTCTTACATGATAAATTTAGATCAATGTTTTTAAAATACTCACTAATAATGAATGGGAGTAGAATAAGCCATCCAAAAATAATAGCAATAGTTACACCTATAATTTCTGAATTTGAAAGATCAGGAAGACTCTTTCTTTCCCTAGTATTTATTAAAAGAGCTATAGCACACCCAAGTAGTATATAAAACAAATACATTATGATAAACTCTCCATGTCATACCTATACTGTCTCCAACCTTTAAAGTTAGAGGTTCTGTCGTTATTCCAAGGGGTTGCTATATGTTCAAACGGGGACATATGCCTCTCTTTTAAAAGTGACTCATGTAAACCTTCATCCCTATCTATATCTAATTTCTTATCATGATTTAGATAAGATACTCTAGCACAACGAGCTGTGCTTAGTTTCTTTTGAATAGATAATTCTAATATACTCTCATCCTCTTTTAGGTAAGGCAAGTGCCATTCACCTATATCCAAATGATCAGGGTTAGAATTAAGCATAGCGTCTCTGATAGTAGTCGCTAGTACTTGTATCTCTTGTTGAGCTGCTGGATGGATTCTTAACCTAAAGAAATTATTCCATTCAGTAGCACTAACAATAACCTTAATCGTTGAAAAAGGCTCTAAGAGTCTATTAACTATTTGCTTATGTATTCCACTCCTAGCTAATACTCTAGCCCTCCTAATCATTTCTGCTTTAGCATTATCCCAATCTGCTTTAGCTATTTGTTCTTCGTTAAACGATAAAGGTACAGAAGCTGTCATCCCTGATTGATTCTTCATAAAGATTGGGTACCATTTGCTTTCTTCTACTCTACTAATCATTCTATCAATTGGTATCGCTCTACTACTTTGAGCATTTCTAGAGAAGACTCTATGAGTCATAAATTCTGAATGAATGTATCTTGGATACTCTAATTCTAAAGTAGTTAATCTTTTTCCATTATAGATTGAATCTTTAATTACTTTTGCTGTTATCATTAATTCTCTCTGTAGTTATTTTAGCAATATACCTAGTATTATAAAAGCCTTCTAAACTATAGGGCTCTTCATTCCATAGCATTAAGAATCCTGGAACTTCCTGAGATATTCCCATATAGTCTGCTTTTATTACTTCTACCTCTCCTGTATGATAGGTAATATTAACTAGACCAGATGAAGAATCTTCTTTCTCAAAATTTAAAAGTGTTAAATTATCTTTCATTAATACAATACCCAAAGAACTAATAGTAAAAGAGCTGTAAATACAAAAATATCCATTATTTCCTTTTATATATATTATTTGAAGAAGATAGTCTTTTAAATAAAGACAGACCTTTGTCTTCCCATTTAGAAACTAATCTTAATAGTTGTCTGAACTCCTTTTCAGTCATCTGTCCTTTTATATTATTATACCATCTTGATGTAATACCTACATTATCTAAATGTAATTTACCGCCCCTACTTAATGGGGTTTTATGATCTAATTCTATTGTATCTAGAACAATAAAACCACCTGTAAAATAACATTTGACTGGATGTTGATCCTCTAACCATTTCTGAATTTCAGCTCTAGTAGGCACTTCATCTAAAGATAGTCCAAACTTTCTAGCTCTAGTCCTCCATGAGCTACGAACTTGAGAAGCTTTCCATTGACACCAATTCTTTTTCTTTAAAGGGTTAATACTTTTCCTTTTAGTCAATATCGCCAACTCCTATTAATTTAATCATTTGTTTATAGGAATCAGGAGTCCCCCATCTCTCATCCTTGTCTAATGTTCTGTGCATCCATAATAGATTTCCTACTTCCCAAAGTACATCATGTATGTCTTGTCCATTATACCATTTAGTTTTGTAGTTACCTTCTTTATCTACTGATAATAAATACTTTTCATAGCAAGGTAAAATGCCTTCGTAGTAGAAATAATATGAAGAACCATATAGTTCTTTCAATACAGCTTTAGCTGTTACTGGTCCTAGGTAATAAGGAGAGGGAATATTATCTACTTCGTCTCCTACTAACAGTTGATAATAGAAATTATACATAGCTTCATCTTGATCAATTTCTATTATCTTCTTAGTTGTGATATTATAGTTAGTACAACTAACTGTCCTTAAATCTTTATCACTTGAACAAATTATTGTTTTTTCTGGTAAGATTACATTATATGCAGATAATAGATCGTCCGCTTCTAGATAATCTACATACTCAGCTCCTCTATCCTCACACTCCTTTCTAATGAGTGAATAGCATACTGGTTTAAGGGTGGGGTCTCGATTACCTTTATAGGGTTGCAAGGTTGCAAGTGCATGTCTGAAATTGTTTTCTCCAGAAAAGAATAATCGATAATTAGAGCTATTAGTATCACTAATAATGCTATCAATGAATTTCGTAATTCTGTCTTTGTAACCATTTGTATCTAATTCCTCTACCGCTGGTTCAATCTCAAGATCATCTCTATTACCTATAGACTCTACTGCTTCCTCCTTTGTTTTGGTTTTCCATAAAACTTTATCATCTTTTAAAACTACATAGTATTTATTTTGATAAGTAGATGCAATTTTATAAGCTACCTCATCTCCATCTATTAAAGCAGTTTGCATACATAGCCCCATGCTCTAATTATAATATAACCTACTATTATGATTAGGTATAGTTTAGTTAAAGTAATACTTCTATTTCTCCAGTCTCCTCTCATTGGTTTTAAGTACTCTCTCTATTACTAGAGAGAAAGAAATACAATGGAACTAAAGCTATTAAAAAATCAAAGAGTCCTTGAAAAGGCATAGAATGAGTTAGTTCATATATCGAAGAGAGATAGAATGTAGAGAAAAATATAGACAGAGCTATCCTATTCATACTTAGCCCCATTAGCTACTTTAATCCAGAAATTTTCATCTAAAGATTCATCTTTACTTACTTCTACTTGCTCATCTACTAAAGCATCTGGTTCAGCAATTATAACTTCTACATGATAAACTATGTTTACCAGCTTTACATTTTTATCATCTGATACTTTCTTAATGAATCTAGATGCTCTATTAGCTCTCTCTATAAAGTTAGTAACAGATGTTACTGGATCTTTTTCCCAACCCTCACCTAATTGAAAAGTATCTGCAAAGGTTATAGTATCATTACTCATTATTATTTTAATCCTATTATTATTTCAGTAAATCCTAGAAGTAATAGCACTACAATTACTATTACTTCTAGTACTTTTAATTTATCAGATAGTTGGCTTAGCACTACTTAATTGTACAACCTTCTTCCCATCTGTCTTACCCATATCTCTAATAGCATCTAGAGCTACTTGTAGATCATCTACAAACTTTAAAGCTTGTGGTAATATCTGAGTGTCTAATTCAATAATCCCATATTGTTTATTTCTAATTTGATAAGAATCTTCTGATTCTGATCCTTTTGCATTTGAGGTAGCACATAAAATATAATCTTGAGTTTCTTTAATAATCTGAGTCATTTAGTTCCTTTTGAATTTATAAGATTTAATTTAGTTTATAATAATTATTATGAGAAGTCTTCATCATCAAAAGACTCTTTATTAGGGGTATTACGGCTGTCAACAGATACATTTACTTCCCCAAACCCTTCTCCATCCTGTTCTCCAAATGGGATATGCTTAATTACTTGGACCCCTTTTAAATCAGATGTAACTCCAACACCATATTTATTATTAAATTCGGAGAAAGAATATTGAATATTGCAGATGCTCCCATTCCCTATAAGTTTGTCCCAATGATCGTCTTTACCTTTTGGTCCACAGACCAACGGTGGCTTATTTTCTCCATTACCATCTGCTCGTGCTACCTTCCTACGGAATCTAAAAGAAGTAGCTCCATCTTCCGTTTTCAACTTAATCCCTTTCTTATTAACAGCTTTAGCTTCTTCCTTAAGTTGAGCAGCTTGTTCATCTGTTAGCAACACTTGAATTTCCCAAGCAGGCTCAAACTGTGTGCTAGGGGATAACACTTGCGCCCACATAACAGGAACTTCTCTTAAAATTGGCATTCTTTAATTCTCCTAAGCTTTATTTAAAACAAATTGTATTATATTTAATACAAGATAATATACTACAAAAGGTGTAACTACAGATATTACTAGTAATAATACTAGCGTTGATCTATATTTAACAGCCTTCATTAAACTCACTTTCATCTAAATCTATTAGCCAATCTGAATGTTCTTTATCAGCTATAGCATCTATAATTGATTCAGTATCATCTGTTTCAAAGAATCTACTTCTATTTAAAAATTCATTATTATTTGATTCGATAAGTAATGAATGTTCATATGGTACTCCTGACATAAACCCACCTATTTCTTAGTAGTCTTTTTAACTTCTAAATGCCCTTTATGAGTAACTCCACAAACTGTACAAGTACTTCCTCCTTTATCATCATAGTTACAAACTCTCATTCCACTACCATACTCTTGATCCTGAAATATGTTTTTACAAGAACACTTACGAACTTCCGTAGTCATTATTATTTTACCTTTTTCATAATCTATCTCTATTTAATATGAATATTATACCATGGATTTACTTATTTGTCAAGCTTTTTAATAGTTTTAAATACTCCTCTTCTTTAAGTTCTTCCTCTTCTGCTATTCCTATCAATTCTGATAAATCCAGATTTTCCAATAGTTCTTTTTGTTTGCAAAAAAAGTAATGTAGTAGATCCTCCATATCTATATTGTCAGTTCTTTTTTGCGCTATTACACTAGGTAGTTCATCCTGTAACTTCTCCATTTCTTTAAGTGTTAACTTACTCATATCTAGCATTTAATGACTCTCATTATACATAATTCTTTTAATCCTGTATCTTTCTTTCTTTTTCCAATAAATTCTAGTAGCCCTCCTTTCCTTGGAAGAACGAGTATAAGATTTATATTCTCCTGATTTAGTAATTAATTGTCCTACATGACTTGCCATTCCAAACTCTTTAATATCTAATGGATCTGGAAATTCTCTACTTATAACTCTAGGTATTCCATACGCTTTCATTTAATGAACTCCCCAATCTCTACCAATAGCATACTTTCCAGTTATTGGAATTCTTAGTCTATAGTATTCACCAGCTAATCTCATAGAATCGACCATAATCTCACCTACCTCCTCTGCACAATCTGGATCAGATTCATAAGCATACTCATCATGATAGAATAGTATTTGATTAGCATTTAACCCTCTTCTTTTTATTTCATAGTTGGTTATAGCCATAGCCCTCTTAGTTACAATACTTCCATCTGTTTGTAACTTAGCATTAAGGGCTGTATGAACTAATACCCTTCCTTCAAAAGTACGGATATAGATCTTTCTATTATCGATTGAAGGGATGTATCCATGTTTCTCTGAGAATCTCTTACATTTAGCAATTAGATTAGCTAATGCTGGAATTCCCTCCAAGAAGGTGTCTTTAAGACGTTTTCCATCTTTAGCAGTGCTATTTATTACTCTACCTGCTTTCTCATCGCCGCCTCCATATATAAACATGTAGATGAATGTTTTAGCTAAATCCCTATCAGTTAAATAGGGTTGTCCCATATTCATGTTATAAGTATGAATATCTCCATTTAATATTTGATCAATATAATTAGGATCATTCATATGATGAGCCAACATTCTTAACTCTAAGCCAGATACATCGGCTCCAACAAACACTTTATTAGGAGGGACGGTAAATAAACTTCTCATCTCCTTCCCAAATACAGAAGATGGCCTAGGGATATTAGCTACTACCCTATGAACCCCTCTATAAGTGTTGGTTGCACAAGTATCTATCTGTGCAGCTATTCTATGGTCATTACGAACATGAGGAAGAAATCCAGTTACCTGGGATTGTCTATGATTGTAAACATACCAATCAGATAAAGCTTTACCAAAAGGTCCAACTTCTTCTAATGTATCTACTGGTTCTCCCTTAACTGTTAATTGTGGGAACCCCTTCTCGGTAAACTCCTTTGGTTTCCAGCCGAGTTTAAGAAGCTGCTGTACAATAGACTGTCTCTTACTAATCGATGGCTCATCAATTCTGATCCTACTGAATGGCCCAACAACGATAGAAGGATCACTATACCTAGAAAGAACTGATTCGACATAGTTACCATTTTTAAGTTTAATTTTCTTAACATAATTCCATGAGTTTTCTAATAGAATTTTTGTTTCTTCTTTTATTATTTCAAAGTTTAGAAACTCTCTTATCTCATTATACCTCTCCTCTTTTAGAGTTTCTAATTCATCTATTAATCTATAAGCTTTGTCTAAGTCAAAGTATATACCATGCTCTTCCTGAGCTTGGCAGATAATAGCTACATCTCTCTCTAATGCTAGCGCCTCATCCCATTTAATATGTGCCATCTTTGTTCAATGACTAGTAGACTCTATTTTTACTTTTTAGATATTTTTCAAGTTCCTCTTCTCTTTGTTTAAAGTCATGGAACTCTTTAAGGTCATCCATATCAAATACTTCTACTTCAACATCAGTCTTATTAGAGTAGACTGACTGTACTACTCCACCTCTTATAAATACTGCTACTTGTGTACTCATTTTCTATTCTCTTTCCAAGAAATAATTAGATACTGCTTTAAATGATTCACTAGATTTTAAACTTTTAAATACTAACCCTTCTCTAAAGGCATTAGGATTAAGTATAGAGTTTCCATCTGCTGAACTTAATAGTGAATCAATAGTTGTTTCAGGTGTTACTTTAAATACAGGTAGAATGGGAACATGCTTTATATTCAATAATTCACATAGTTGTACTCTTTCTTCTGAAGAGAACCATCTTTGATGTATAATATCCCAGATATTAAATAGATAGAAATCTATCTTATCTAGGTTGTACATATTACCATGTACTCCTGGTCCTATCAGCTCTCCTTGAATAGCAAGGTTTCTACCAGTGCTTCTTAACTTTGGTATTAACTCATTTGATTGAGCTACAAGCCAATAAGGATTAAATACTCCATTTTCTGGAACTTTAAGATTAATATTCCTAGAACATACTCCCTCATCCTGATCATTAACATACACTGTCATAGAAGAACCATGTAATTTCTCGGTTACTTCAAATTCCTCTCTATTTTGAATCCATCTTGATAACTGCTTAGAACAATTTTGTATTCTTTCTTGATCTGTTTTAGGTATGTACCAAGGAAAACCACCTTCTCTAGCTTCAGGGTTCCCTATGTAGTTACCTCTGCTATCATATTTAGTGGGGGCCTCCCATACCATAATTCCTAGAGTTTCCGTAAGATCTTCATATTCATCTACAACTATTAGTAAAGTTCTTCCTGCTGGAGTAGTCTCCTGATACCCCCAGAAGGTGCCTTCTTTTACTAAAGGTAAAATTAGACCTTGGGATATTTGACCTTTCATTCTAATTGTTTTTAGTTTTTCTCCTTTAATCCCTTTGAACTCTCTAGGCTCCTTTCCTCTACTTAAGAATGGAGCTAATTTGGTAGGTACCCAAGAGTCAATCTCTAAATAAAGAACTAAATCATCTATATTAAATTGATCCTTTTGCCCTATTACCCACCAGCCATCTACTCGATAAGCCACAATCCTATCAGCACCTTCAATGCTTTTTATTTCTGCTATTCTTCTGATAGTAGCTAGTTTTCTACTCATTTTATTCCACTCCAATTATTCGGTTTATCTACTTGCTCAACTATTGTGAATGCTGCTAAGTGATATGTTTTACCTTGTTCATCATAACAAAGAGAGTACATACCATCGATACGTTTCAGATGTAAAATAGGGAATTCATTAACTTCATTTGTAGAAGCTATTTTAAAGTATGAATCTCTTTCTAACTCGTATAGATGTTTGTAATTATTAGTTTCTTCTTTCATATTTCTTCCTTAGATATTATTTCAAAATCTATTACCTTTCTACCAAAATAATCTATATAGTCTGGCTTTATCCAGAAAAATCCACCAGTTCTATCATCTCTATTTACTAGAAACAAAGAGTATGAGTAAGCATTATGTCTTACTTTCTTAACTATCTCCCCAATTATATCAGAGTAGCTTAAATTAAATTTAAGTTTTAATGTAGTCTCTATTGGAATAGAATCAAATAGTCTCTGGCATTCTTCTGTTTTAGATAACATTACAGTTCCTTAAGATTAGCTTCTTTTAATAGTTTATAATAAACCTTCTCATTTATAATTACATCTCCTTCACATCTTTGAATAATCTCTGGAGTAAATTCTCTCCAATCGTGAATGGCTAATTTTCTTTCTCCTACTCTCCAAGCCCAACTCTCTAATCCATGAGGGCCAATTTTCTTTGATCTGTTAGTAACTGGATTTAATATGGAGGTAGGACAATTCTTAGGCATAGGTCTATCTGGATAAAGTACTTTAGACATTAAATAGGTGTCAATTATGTTTTCATTTTCTAAAGTATCTATTAGATCTAACTTATAGAATTTCTTAAGCATTGGAATATCATACTTTATTATATTATGCCCAATGACTATTTTATCCTTGAATAGAGCAGATATTTTATACTTGTTTAGAGATGGTCCATATAAAGTATTAACTTCTGTAGTCTCTAAGTTTTTATAAGAAATACACCAAATATTTTCAGATTCTTCTAATAGTCCATCAGCTTCTATATCAAAGACTATTCTTTCCATTAATAACTGACTCCTTAAAAGTTATTAGACTAGATAATGATAGTTTTATTTCTTTTATTTTATCATTATGCGCCTTCTCCATACAAGTTACTAACTTAATAAAAGCTTCTTTATCTGTCACTTTATCTGGGTTAAAATGATAAAATCCAAGTGGATATGGTTCAGTTTTTCCATTTACATACACATCTTCTGTTGCCTTAGTTATATAAAATGAAAATTTATTTTTACCATAGGCTTTATCAATTCTAATAGTCTTTAGTTTCATGATCTAAGATTTCCTATATATTCAAGATAGTATAATATTCTATCTTTACTTTGTTTTGTCTCTTTGTTCTCACCATTTTGAAATAGACTTTTATCAGAAAAATCTATATAAAAATGGAACTCATATATAGTTATCTTTACTTCTATTTTATTACTAAATTGGAGTGTGATAATGTCTCTGTCTACATTAATCGTTAGTAATGCTACTGCTAATAATCTATATAACTTTCTATTTTGTTTCTCTTCTTCTTCCATAGAGAAGAGCTGATAAAGCATGTTCGACTGTTGTTCAATCATCTTAATCCTTATTAATTGTAAATAATGAAATACTAAAAAGATTCATTATATTCATCTTCATCTTCTTCTCCCCATCTACCTGTAGTATGGTTATACTTTAATCTAAAAGTAGTTCCTGTAGCTAATCCTGTATTTCTATCTTTTAGAACTCTGAGAGTTGTTGTATTTCTTTCATCCAAATCTTCTGCCTGTTGATTCCTTTCAAGCCCAATAAGAAAGTTTGACCAAAAGACGATTGCCCCACTACCTTTAAACTGATCTGCTGTAACTCTTCCACCTTCTTCATGTGGAGTACCTGAAGCTTTACGCAAATGAGAGACATAAAAAAGAGTACAATTAAGCTCTTGGCAAAGACTAGACATTTCTTCCATAAGCCTATTGAGTGCTTTATACTCATTATCCTCTTGAGCTACTAACGCAGTTAAATGATCTAAATAAATTCTTTTAATACCTAAAGACTGAACCATGAATCTTATCTTAGGTTTAATAGATTCCCAGTCTTTTGCTCCAAAATGATTATAAAGGAAAACCTTTCCTTTTAAGTCATTAATACCATCTACCAATTCTTCTATAGTCCAATCTCCGCCTTTATCTGATGGAATATGGAATCTCTTATTAACTTTTTTACCAGCTAATACTTTAAGTGTTTTGGCTGCTGGCTCTTCTAAAAAGATAACTCCAGCTGTTTCATGGTGAAAATTGATTGTATGATGAATGCACTCTTTAAAGAATTCTGTTTTTCCAGTTCCTGAGCCTGCGCCTATACCCCAAAGTTCTCCATCTCTATATCCGTAAGTAGCCTCAGTTAATGTAGGCCAAGGAAAAGATAAGCCCATTTCTGGGGGTTTAATAGCCTCATCAAACAAATCTTCTACACTTACAATACCGTCTGGCCTGCTTTCTTTAGCACAATAGATAGCTTCTAAGAATTCCTTGGATTTCCCTGATAGTAGTAAGGCATTTGGGTCTTTCTCAGAGAAAGTTATATTCTTTACTTTATTAGGGGGAAACATCTCAGATATAGAAGGAACCATTTTCTGCCCTGGTTCATCTTGATCAAATGCTAAGAAGATATTCTCAAAAGAGGCTAACCATTCATAATTATCTTTTACTACTTTTACTGCTGAGCCTGCACCATTATTAACAGAGACAACCCTATAGGACTTTCCTTGTAATGCTAGCATTTCAACTGCCGCTAGGCAATCACAAACACCCTCAGTAATAATAATCATCTTACCCTTACTACCAACAACCCTTTGTCCAAAGAATTCCTGATTAGCTCCTGCATCCACCCATTTAAACTTTTTACCTTTAACTTCCCTAATACACACTGATAGAGACAGGTCTCCATTTAATACTGGATAAAAGTGTACTAAATCATTTCCATCAGAATCTACTACACTCTTTACTTCATACTTCTCGCATACTTTTTGTGATATACCTCTACTTTTTAATGGATGAAACTCAGCACTGTAATAATCATAATCTATTTTAGATGGAGCATTACTAACAACGTCTTTTGTTTCATCCATACTATGTACCTCATTACATTTAAAGCATTTTCCAAATGTTGATCCATTAGGTCTAAGATAAACTCCTAGACCATTAGACGATCCACAAGATGGGCAACTTTCGTTTCTTAGATATTTATTTTTTTCTGTCATTATTCTCCCATGTCTTAGTGATTCTTTTAAATGACTCTTTTTCATCTACTTTAACTGATTTGAAAATCCCTTTCTCTATAGCTAAATCAATATAATTGGAAACCCAATCTAAGCCCATGCAAGACTCAGACATATCTGACATAAAAGTGCCTTTTTCTATAAGGGTTAATAAGTATGTTATATGAACTATTCCTGATTGAGGATGCGTTACATTCAAAGAGAATCTATAATTAGTTCTAATATACTTGTTAGAATAAGTACTTTGATGGTCCATAGAATATTGTCCAAAAGAGCTACTTTCTATACTAAAAACTGTGTTAGTTAACTCTTCATCATTCATACCTGTTAATGGGTTCTTACCTAATATTCTATCTAAGTTAATTAGATAGAATCTAATATCGATATAAGGTAGAAATCTGAATATGAAAGAAGCATCATTAGAGTTTGTATACTCTATTAAAATCATATTGAATAATTCTTCAATAGTTGTTATTGATTTATCAGATGGATAGCACAAACATCTTATTAGGAAAGTGTAGATAGATATTGCATGTGGAGACTTCATCCATAAGCTATCTCCGATAAATACTAACTTTTTCCTACCATTAATTCCAATTTTAACATTGGTTTCATGGACAGTTGTAGGAGTGATACCCATCTCTCTCTCTATATCATTTAAAATGCCTATTCTAGACTTTGGTAAATCTGAATGAAGGGCATTTATTGATATAGAGACAAGCGCTTCATCAATAGAAGCAATTCTATTTTTATCGTTAGTATTTAAAGGATTATGAAATCTTAGATTAGAAGCTAAACAAGTACTACCGACAAAATCTCTACACTTAGACTCTAGTGCTAATTCATAGTAGACTTCTTTCTTGTCAAACTCTACTACTTTGCGAAGGATAGAGAATAAAGGGGCTTGAGTTGAAAGTGGTCTACCATAACTATTGCCATAATCTACTATTACTAAATTTACTTTTTCATTCATTTTGGTTATTCTCAATTTTTAATGTAATAAGACTCTAGTTTGCTTCAAATGACTGAAGACCATTAGTAGGGTTTCTTTTAAGGGTTAAAACTTTATTCTCTACAGCTAAATCAATATAGTTGGAGACCCAATCTAAACCAAGATTCGAAACTCCTATATAGTGCTGCCGTTCTTGATGTACTAAAAATAGACAGTCTGAGAAGGTGACTAGCCCTGATTGAGAATAGAGGCTACTCATTCTAAACTGATATTTGTTATTAAAGTAAGAGCTTTTGTAAACTCCTTCTAAAATATCTGGATAGCTCTTTGTTTTATCTTCAATCCAAGAAGTATCTTTAAGAATTACCTTATCATTTAAACCAGTGAAAGGATTATCTCCTAAAACTCTATCTAAATTACCAAATAATAATCTTACATCTATATTTGATATAATCTTTTTGGCATAATTAGAATCTACGTTATCAGAGCCTTTTGACGATAGGTATTTAAACGCACTCTCTATAGTACCTATATTCTTATGATACTCGAAATATGTTAAACATCTTAAGAAAAAAGTATAGAATGAGATTGCTAATGGAGCCTTTATCCAAAATTTATCACCTATGATAACTAAATGAGCCCTGCCGAATCTATCTAATTCGTTAGTACTACAGACTTCAGTTAGTTTTATACCGAGATGTTGTTCAAACTCATGCAATATTCTGATGTTATTTAATAAATGATTCATTCCATCTGGGTTAATAGAGATAGAGATGGACGTTTGGTTTGTATCAGTCAATAGATCTTCTTCTAGAATCATATTTGAAAATATATTCCTTACCTTTTTGTGAGCACATACACAAGCTGGCCCAACAAAATCTCTACATAAAGATGGGTAATTTAATTCTAGGAATGTATCATCCTCCTTCATTTTTAATAAAGCAAATGCAGGGGCATTACTAATATCTATAGAAGTGTGGTCATTTACTCTACTTGTTGGAAGTTCTAATTTTACAATTCTCATAATTTAATATATACTCTCTGGAAATGAGGCAACGCAATAGTTGCAATAAGGTTTATTATCAATTGCTATAAATGGTTTCTCTGAAATAACCTCTTCGTCACAATTAGAGCAGTAGACTTTTTTTTTTCAAATTGTACTACAGTACCACCACCATAATCCTCATAATCTTCTTCATTATCATCTGGTAGCTCGTCTGCTAGCCCTAGTATCCTTCCTGATGCTACCTCATCAGAGTGCATTGATGTAAGGGTCACCTTTACCATCTTACCTAAATAAGAATCCATATCTTGTTTAGTCTGTCCACCAATTTGAATTTCAAGATCATTATTATAGATTCCACAAAGCACTCCATAGCCGCCTGATGCTTGATATGGTTTAAATGCTGTTATTTTTAATTGAAGAGATTTTACTCCTAATAAATATGAATACTTTTTTAATGTTGGATAAGAGTTATTTCTTTTTACTATGTTTGTTCTTGGAGACGATTGCTCGCTTTCTGGCTTTTTTCCATTTGTGCCCCCTCTACCATAATAACCACCAGTCTGATAGTAGTCATAAGCTTTTGGTTCCTTTGGAGTAAATGTAGAATCAGATATTTCCTCTTTTATATCTAATGGTACTGTTAATACAACTCCTGGTTTTAAAAGAGCCACTCTTTCTAATTTAATATTATTTCTTGCACACAACCATTCTAACATACCTTTTTCACTGGCATAGAAGATAGTCTGTCCAGTTTTAATATCTCCATCTTTACCATAGTGAAACCCTAGGTATAATGCTCTATCATCATTCCTAGCAAAGTTAATTGTGTCATTGTTAGCGTTATGCCAAACTAAAGCATACGCTCCATCAACTTCCTCTAATGCTTCTTTGTATGTTTCACTCACAGCCAAATGAGCCGCTAATGCTTCGCTATCAACAGTGAATGTATTGCCTCCTGCTAATGATCTATGAGAAGTTAAAGTACCATTATGGAGAAGGGTAATATGCTCGACTTTAAATGGATGAGAGTTCTCACAAGATACGCCGCCTTGTGTAGCATATCTATTATGACCTAGCAAAGCTTTATTAGTTCCAGTAATAATCTTTTTAGTAGCCGCTAGTTCTAGAAAGTCAGAAGCAGCTAATGCCCTTTTATACATTGACATCTGGTTTAGTGAAGATACTCCAACTATGCCGGTCCCATGCACTCCTCTCAAAGCCCCACAATATAAAGCTTGTTTAAACCAAGTATCATAGTCTGCTAAATATCCATTACCACGATTTACAAATCCTACATGTCCACACATCTTATTGTTCCTGGGGTCTTGGTTGATTGAATAAAGTTCTTAGTAAATAAATTTGTTCTTGAATTCGTGGCGATAAGACGCCAATCTGATAAGAACTTAAGTTAACTATCCTTGGTACTTCTTCAGAAGTTTCAGTCGTATTTGTAGAAACCCTCAACAAAGCTTCCATCCCTGGGGGCATAGAGTCCCAAGATAGATTGTCTGTAAGAGTAGGACGTAACCCAGTTGCTCTACCAGAAAATTGGCTGTAGTCAGAAGGTGTTGATCTATCCGCAACACTCATCATTCTAATTCTTACAGAGGCATCTCCTTGTGCATCAATAGTAGTGCTAGGCTCATTATTAATTTCTTCTGTAGGACTTTGTTTAGTTGACTTATTAACTTCAGGTACTGTTATATTATTCTTTTCAATGTATCTAGCAATTAAAGTTTTTTCATTCGTCTTCTTTTTAGAGTACTTTAATTTCGAGGCTTTATCAAGGTTATCAAAATCAAATATCTCTTTAACATCATTATAACCTCTTGCTAGTTCCAATTCCCATTCAAAACTATCTATAAAAGTAGGCTCAGCAAGAACAGTTTGACCAAATAAATCAGTTAATACTCTAATTGGCTTCTTCTCATAAATTGCTAAAATATCTTTAATGTCTGTAGACATAGCTAGACATTTTAGAGTAAGGATTATATTAATCCAGTCCTTTACTTGGGACATATCAGTAGTCCCTTGATGGTGTCTAAACTCAATAGACCCATATTTAATTAAAGGTCTTATGTTTAATGCTGAATACTTATCACAAGAGTTTGAGATAATGTTTGGAAGATCAGAAATCTGCTTTGATAAAGCTACTCTTTTTAAATCATTCAGTACATATATGAATGCTGAGTCAGATAATGGTCGGCAATAATTATTCTTTACTCTTAACGGATTAACATGTTTAAATAGAATTCGTTCAATCAAAATATAAATTAATAAAATATTATTCAGCTGATATTCATCCATGTCTCTAGCATCTAAATGTACATGGATTGAGCATCTATCTGATGCTATTGGTGGTAATCCATTATGTCTGTAGATGCTTAGGAAGCTATTCATTGTTGCTAAAGCTTCTGTAATATTAGCCCCTTTATAAGCTTCCCTAAAGATAAACTCAACACCTTTTCTTAATGATCCGTCTTTTACGATATTCCAATATTTGGATAAATTAGGAAGCTCGTTTTGATTACTATGCCTAAAGTACACTGCTTTAGGAATATCTGGAGCATCTCTTTGCCAATCGTAAATCACATTTTCTATCTCAACCTCAACCCCTATCCCATGATCAGAGGTCACTAGCTCAGAAGTAGTTCTGTATAGCTTATCATCAGATTTATATCCGAAAGCTTCTGCTATGTTTGACATATTAAACCTCTTTAAATGGGACTTTTAATCGACCCAGTTCTGAATTAAATGTATCTACTCGCATATTAAATACATTTGTTTTGAAATCGTAGTCACCTATAATCCAACAATTTTTCAATAAGACTATCCTATTAGATAATAGATCTATCTTAATAGCTAAAGATGGAGTAAAGGCTATCCCAAGTCGATTAAATGATGTTACTTCATTCAAAGCCTCCTCAAAAGATAAGAATGGCTCTGGAAAGAATAAATTAGGAGCTATTCTCATAAACACTTCATCTGACATATAGTTTTCTCTTTCACCATCTAATATGTCGTACTCACCAATGGCTCTAAGTTCTTTTGTAAAAGGATTAAACCCTGATATTGTGTCCGGCCTAAAACCTCTTCTATACCTACCATTCCCTCTCTTAAGATGTGTTCTTTGAAGAAAGATAGCATAAGTCCCAAGATTGATAAAACCTAGAGTAGGGATTGGGAATTGAAGTCCTACATCTTCAACTTTAATATGTGAAGCATCACTTAAGAATGAATTAATATTATCTTGATTTTTAACTATTTTTCTAATTCTACAATAAACCCCACTATCCGATATACCAAAATCATGAGCTCTTATTACATTATCTTTATAGATGCCATAGCACTCAGAGTAACGAACTGCATAATCTTGGGGTTCGTCTATATAGTGTTCGGTATTATGTAAGATAGATTTTCTATCAACCGAAGTCATAATTTATCTCCATCCTATAACAAAACTTTTCAGCTTTATCTTTATCTCCAGTATTAATGATCTGCTGGATCTCTCCACCAACACTCTCAGCTATAGAGGATATATAATCCAAGTCATGATAGACCATCTTAGCTCTCTCATATACCCATTTCATCATCTCTTCTGATCTTAACCAGAAGTTAGAGAGTGTGCGATATTCTACACCATTATAAGGATCTCCGATACTTTTATCTTTTGGTCTAAAAGAACCAGCTTGACCATAGTATTTTCTTCTTTGTTGATCCTCATCGAATATTACAGAGGCAACTCCAACATTAAAATCCATAGCTTTAACGAACTTCAAACGATTAGCATGATCAAAATCTTCTTCTGCTTGATCAAATGATAAGTGTAAATGTCCACCAGCTGCTCTAACATTAGTTATATTATAATTTGCTGGTGGGTTCTGACAAAGCAACCAAGCATTAAAATCAGGGTCACATCCTGCTACTCTACTAATCGGATCTGATAGTAGTTCGTCAGATGCTAAAGCAGATGCAATAAAATCCAAATGCAAGTCTAATGGAGTTAATATTGACTGGAGGTCATGAATAATCAGTTTATGATTCTCTATAAACTCTTCTAATGAAGAAGATGGGCGTGAATTAAATTCAGCTAAGATGTTATCATGCTGTACACTACCATTCTTTGTATTGAATGGTTCGTGTTTTGTTCCGGGTACTACCCCAATAGCTGATACCAATTCACCATTAGAGTTTCTAACGAATGCTTCTGGATCAGACCCTATTAAAAAGTACTTATTCATATCGACCTCAATTGGTTGAATTCGTTACAAAATTTACAAACCTTAATGCAAATCTTTGTGTGGGTGAGTTAGTCGATGTTAATCTTACTGGCCTATAAACTATATTATCGTTAATGATAATAGGTGCTTGTTCTTGTATAAAAGGCGCACCTGACGTCGCGATAATGTCTCCAACTCTTAGAGGGGTTGCATAATGAGACATAGCTAACGGATTTGGTGAGACTCTATGAATCACCTCATTAGTCTCATTAACAACCATAAATGATATTTCTGTTTTTTCTCTCTGAATAGGGTGCCTTCTCGTACCAGTTACTCTTGGGTTATTTAATCTTTTATCCATGTTGTTCCTCTCTTAATGCCCAGAAAGCGGTAGTACCTAACTGACCGATTTTTATAGGTATATAAGTGTTAATCCAGTGTTTATGAGAAACACCGTTTCTATGTTCAGTGTTTGGATGCCTAAAAACTCTAAGTTTTTTAGGGCGTGACATAAAAGGGTATCCATCGCATCGTAGTATATCTCCTTTTTTTAAACCTAGTATACTCTCCTTTTTCGTGAAAATATAAGTATTTAATAAAGGATGGCTTCTTGGTTTATCTCTTCCTATATGAGATTGTTTTATTTTGTAATAATTTGTATCTTTACCCATAAGAGTAACTATATTTACTACCTCACTTTTCTTCATTCTCAACCTCTTTAATCAGTTCTGCAAATGCAGAAGCATATCTGTCTATAGTAGAGTTTTCTATTCCTGGAGCTGTATTAACTTCTAGCACAGTAATTCTGCCTTTGTTACTAGCAATCACATCTACAGCCCCAAAATTAAGATCTAAAGCTTCAATTGCTTTCTTTGATTGTTCTATAATAGAGTTCAGAATATCTTCTTTCTCAGGTAGGACTATGTTAGTGCTGTAGATGTATCCATTATTCCAACATCTAACTAGCCCGTTACTCTCTAAACTTAAACCTCTTTCTTCTAACTTTTCTTTTGAAAGCCTCTTCTTTTGCTGGATATGAACAGGTTTATTGTTAACGATGTGTACTCTATATTCGTATTTTTTAGGTACTCTAAGAGTGTATAAAGGGGCTTGGACTAGTTCTTCCTTGGAGGTAGCTATTACAATACCTTTCCCTTGGTACGATTTAGAAAGTGTTCTACAAAATACAACTGCCTTGCCATCCTTATCAAACCAACTCTCAGCTACTTTCCTATCAGTAGTCCAATCTGGAATATTAACTTTTCCATTCATCATTCTGAACGCAATCTTCTTATCAACTGCATTTCTAATACTGTCTGGATGATTTATTACCTTTGATCCAGTGTTGTTAGATAACCAAGGGATTTTAGTTAGGCCCCAATTGATAATAATAAATGATTTATCCTTGACTGGGCGTATCTTTGGAGTGAAGATTGGTAATTCAAGCTTTACTGCAAGAGCTGTAGAGCATAGACCACTTAAACCATCCCTTTTATCTCCATTCTTAAATTTTCTTTTATGGACAAATAGTGTTCTCATATTTCTCCTATTAATTAATCGAATAGTTTGGATTAACCCAAACTTGTCTACTTTTTATATCAAAGCTATTTACTGATGTATACCTTCCACCAGTATATCCTTGTTTATTCTTCAAATGGTATATCCATGCTGTACATTTACTTCCATTGTCCAGCGATATATCAATCAGCTCTCGATTATAGAAAGATGGATAACCTTCCAATCGATCAAGGGAATGTAGGAGCTTATCTTCTGTTACTTCATACACTTCTACTTGAATATGGTTATTTCCCTCAACTAAACCAGGGAATCCTCCTAAGCTTATCATGTCATAAGTAGTATCAGTAGAACCTCTACCGATTAAGGTGGAGTCTGATAGTAGTCGATGATTCCCAAAGCCTTTCTTTAATGAGCCATAAACTGCTACAAAGATGGGTAATGGAAAGTCTACAGGTTGTTTCATGGTGGCCTTGTGATTATTTAGTTGGGAAGGTCTCTCAATACCCAATTATTATTAGCTATCATAACTGGGATATGAGTATCTTTATTATATCTCTTCGGTTCATTGATGAAGGGTCTACCATTTGCTTTTACAATATCATTTGTAAAAACCCTGTTAAGAACATTAAGGTTATTGCAAGTATAGTGATTAGCCTTTCCATCTTTTTCTATGTAGATAGTTTTGGTGTGTTTATTTATATGTAAAACTTTATTCATTTTTATTATTACCTTCTTTGGAGCTATTGTTTTCCACTTGTAGACCTTCCTCTTTAGTTACATCGGCTTCTTCCTTTAGCATGTTATTTAATTCACTGTCAAGACGAAGTTGAATGATTTTATTGATCTTATCAGTCAGCGGACTTGTCTTGATTTCTGTGTAAGCTGATTGGGCTACATATCCACCTATCATTAGATAGAATGTGTTCTTAGATGGGATAATGACACTTAAACCCGCAGCCACCATTATAACTATAGCTACATTCGAGATCCATTTTTTGCAGGCTGCTAAGTTAATACTTTCTTCGTCAGATAAATACCCAGAGTTTTCTGTAAGAAAATAGTATAAGCCTAGTACAGCAAGGGCTATAAATGATATAAGAATAACCCCTGATAAAAGAGCTTTCAGTGATCCTATTACATCTGCTAAATAAATTAATAATGCTACAACCATTTTCTATCCTCTTAATTAATTGTTTCGTATTGTTAATTAAAATAAACTACTCCTATTAGTCCTATCGCTTGAACTAATAACCCTATTAATTGAGCTGTTAATCCAATCTTTCTAAATATAATACCCCAAGGTAGTATACCCATGATATAAAATATAATTAAAAACTTATCCACCATACAACCCCTTATTAAATTCGTTTATATGAGAAGGCTCTACTTTCTCAAAGTAACGGTAAATCTTTCTGTTCTCAGCTATAGCCCATGCTTTATCCCCATTGATTAATAAGGATGAAATAAAAGCCATACAGTGCCTTTCTAGGGGCAAAGTGTTTGATACCCACATGACTGTAGGGGTTTTCTCTAATCGTACAATCTGGCGCATATTTGAGCCTATATTCAAGTATAGATAATAGCTAACATCCCAGCAGTTGCTCTGTATAAAGCCCTTAAGTCTTTTCGGGAAAATCCTAATACTGGTGGGTCTGCTAGATTATTAGGAGCATACTTAGAGGAAACTACCCACATACCATTGTCTAAATGCACAGCAGTAAAGTAGACCTTATAGAGTTTGGTCATCTTATTGGCTACAAGAGTAGCATGTTCAAATGATAGATAATTGTGAGGGTGCATAAGTTATGCCTATTGACAAATGAGGGAAAGTATGATATAATACACTTGTCCCAGGAGGGAGGGTAAGAGTATATTATATTATACTCTATTGAATATAATTAATTATTAATATTAATCAAATATCATCACTATTATAAACACCTATCGATGATTTATCTTAGTAGAATAAGTTCTACTAAGCTTTAGGTTTTTAGAAGTTAAAGCTATTATATTCGATTCATTGTAGAGCCTCTTATTCTCATATTTATGCCTGGAGTGTCTATTAAGATAATTAGATTATAAAAAAATATTAAGTAGGATCTCTTATTCTAATCATAACTTTAACCTGATTAACTTACAGCTTTTAAGAGGGCAGTAGGTCTTTGCCTTAACTCTCTTATTCTTTGAAGTTCTTCTAACTTATCTAACTTAGCCTCATAGAGAGTTACTAAGCTTTCAGCTAGTATCAACCTCTTGATCAGTTCTTCTTTGTTAATAGAAGATAGATCGGGTTTAATTGGTATACCGTCCTCATCTCTTGTATTCATAAGTTATCCTATCATCAATGCGTCAAATGTATTGTACGCAAATCTTGAGCGTGTGAGTAATCTGATAGTAGTGGCGTCTCTTCTCTTTGGTGGGACATAGTCCACTGGGAAAAGAGTAGCCCAGTTAAAACTGTCATATATAGAGACTGCCTTAAGCTCTAAGGCTAAGGTTAAAGTAAAGGTAGACATAGCTACCATTGATAGGAAAAGTAATAGTGTACAGCAGTCCATATTATCCACCACAGTGTAAAAGAGAAAGATGATAATAGTCTATTACTTCAAAAGCTTTAAAGGCTAAAGAACAGAAGAGAATAGAAGAGACTATCATCAAGATAACTTTGGAATAAGGTATTAAGTTAACTTCCTGCTTACTCATATCAATACTGTCCTTGAGAAAGTCTCTGACCTTCACGGTAATCAATAGATACTACATTTAATATGGTAAAAGTTACCAATATAAATGATACCAATATCAATAATACTTTTATATAGTTCAACATATCATTCTCCAATTAATTAATGATAGACCTTTACTAACCAAACTTGTTATTAAATAGTCTGGTATTACAGTAAAGGTCTATTAGTAATTAATGAACCCTTAGTTCTAGTCAGAACTAATAGAACTAAGGATTAGTTACTTAGCTGTCAATACACCTTATTTAATCTTTTCAACTACATTTAACAAAGATGTGATTAGGATATATAGCGCATATTTTCTGAGCTTTCTTTAACGGCATAA